ATAGATGAAAGTTTTGATTTGGATGCTATAGATGAAAGTTTTGATTTGGATGCTATAGATGAAAGTTTTGATTTGGATGCTACTCCAGAAGATATTAGAACTAGAACTATAACAGGTGCAACAGTACAACCTGTAATTACTGCTCCACAGTAGGAACCTGTAAGATTAGAAGGGCTAAGCAGTTTGGTTAGTGGAGCTGCCTCTTTAGCTCCTATAATGTCTAATTTGTTTACTAGTAGATCAGAAGCAGTACCTGCTAATTACAACCCGTATGCTACAGCTATTACTAACACTATGGGTAGACGTAGATACAATATTGATCCGCTACTCAGAGATATAGAAACTAATAGAAATGTAGCCAATTATGCAGCTAGCCAATAGAGAACTAATACTGGTCAAGATATGGCGTTTAGATTGCAAAATGCTATTGCTACTAATAAAGCTATTGCTGCTGCTAGAGCTGCTGAAAGTAATGCAAATAATCAATATAAAGCGGAATATGCCAACGCAATGAATAACTTAGGACAGCAGTGGGTTCAAGCTACTAACTTAGCATCTGAACTTAATGCTCGTAATAGAGCTACTGCTAGAAATATTCGCAGAACTGGTTTAGGTCAATTAAGTCAGTGGGCTCAAAATAGAGAATTAATGAGCAATCAAAGAAGTAGAGATAATGCTATGCTTAAATTATATGATCCATTTTTGCAAGCTGGTTTTACTTCTGCTGATATGAGTCAATTTAAGAAATGGTTAAATAAGGGAGGAAATAGATAATGACAGCTAATAGATATGATTAGGCTGCTGAAGCCCCTATATTAAACACATACGTTCCTATTAACTTTGGGGAACTATACAGAATAGGAGCTACATAGAAAGCAGCAGTAGATGAAGCAGCTAAACAATTTAGTACAGCATTACAGAAGTTTGGGGAATTTCGTTCCCCATCTGCTGTAGATACACAGAACTGGTATAATTTAACTATTAATAGAAAGGATGTACAGGATGCCATTAGCTAGATAGCCCAGAATCCCGATGCTATGAAAGATGCCTCCTTTAGAGCTAATCTACAGTCTTTAATTAATAGTACCGATTATTCATCTTTGTCCTTACTTAAGGAAAGTGCTGATAATTTAAGAGCTGGATTAGAGATGAGAGCTAAAATGGAAGCTGAAGGTAACTACAAAGAAGAATGGGATGATTCTAATATTTCTCAGTATGATACATTGAGTAACAAAAGAGTATTTAGTGACATTACTCCTGTCAGATACATGACAGCTGATGAACTATCTGATCCTTACTTTAGTAATCTCAAACCTAGTAGTTCAGGTTCAGTATGGAAAGATGGAGTTAAGTACAATAGAACTAGCATTACATACGACACACTATATGACATAGCTAATGCTAGATTTAATGATTTGGTAAGTACACCTCAAGGACAGAAGTATTACAAAGAAGCTTTGCAAGCTACAGGTGGTAATGAAGCTGCTGCTAGAGAAGCATTTGTAGGAATGATTGCAGATTCACAAAGAGACAGAAGAGTAAACCAAGATACTGTCGACCCATTGTGGTTAATACAAGCTAAGTATGCTGCAAGTAGAACAGGTAAAGATGAAATAATTAGACCTAATCCTACCAGATTAGACTTTTTAAATGAATCTATTACCAGAAGCGTGCAATCTAGAATTGGTTCTAGATTTGATCAATATAGAAACTATATAGAAGGATTGATAAGTAAATATCCAAATACTAAAATAGCTCAAGATGCTAAGAAAGGAGTTCAGAATATTGATAATATGATAAGCTCGTACATGCAACTTAATCAAGCTGCAATGCAGTATTCCAATGCATATAGAGTTACTGGTAATGATAATTATTTGATAGTAGCTAAAAGTGCGTCAGATGCAGCTGATAGATTACAAGCTCAAATGATAGGCTTAGCTAACAAGCATATACTTAGAGATGAATTTCAAAAGACATCTGGTTTCTCTCCTATAGCAGTAAGCGGTGACAAAGAATATTCTAAACAAGGATATTTAGAAGGAGTAAAGTCTGCTCTAAATATGATTAAAGGTAATGTTAGTTTACTTGAGCGTGACGATTTATTAACTGGTATAGGTGGTTCACAACAAGAAATAAAAGATGAAAATGGAACCACAAAGTATGTATATCAGTTTAATGATTCTAGAGGATTCTTATTACCAGAAACAGTATTCCAAATTGCTTCTGAAACTACCCCTAGAAAAGCAGAAAGAGTGGCTGGTTTTGGTAGAGACACAAGCTTCCCATTAAAGGAAGTACTTGAATCAGGTAATTTATCTGATGTACAGTTCTTACCTGAAGGCGAAATGGTTAAAGTAGGACCTGGAACATTTGCATTATCTGGTAAAATAAGAATACCTAAAGAAAGAATAGAACAAGCGTTAGGTACAGGTCTTTGGAGCGATAAAGGTTTAACACAAGGATTTGCAGATAACTTAGTAGCTCCGTTTGGTAGACAGAGTACTAGAACTGCATTAAAAGACTTATATAAAGCTTCAGAAGTTACAGAAGTAGTTGGAAAAGATGGTCATGAATATTTTGAGATGGATATATTCAAAGCATTACCAAGTACTAACAATGCTCCAGAATTCTGGCAAAGAGTAAATCAAAGATGGCAAGGTGGTTCACTTACAGGTATAGGTGGTACATCCCAAGCTAAAAATGAATATAGAACTTCAGCATTACAAACATTAGGAAGTATAAGATAATATGAAAAGAAAAGTATACGATACATCATTAACAGATAGTATAAGATAGAGAACAGCTTTGTACGATGCTTATTAGGCTCCAAAAGCTAACGTAGAAGAATATTTCCATACTATGGAGAACCCTCGTTATGAGGGTGCTCCTGATGATTTTGGAGTTACAGATTGGGTATCTAATGCATTTAATGATTGGAACCTTAAAAGAAACAAGGCTATTAGAGATAGTGCATTAGGTGATTATGTAATGGCAGATTAGGATTATAATACAATTCTAAATGCCAAAAACTATATCCAAGCTGTACGTGATATTAACACTATACTTCCTCAATTAAGACAAGATCCTACTAATAAAGATTTAAAACAGTAGGTAAAGTTACTGTCTGATACTATTCTCAATAACAAAGAAGCTTACAATAACATATTAAATGATAAGTTGAATGACTCTTCTTTAAATACAAAACTGAAAACCGATTTCATTAACGGAAATTGGAATTCAGCTTTAAGTGAAATAGATCGTCAGACAACAGAACAGATAGATAAAGCTACAGGATCTTATTCAGATCCTAATACTTTATATGCTAGGAAGAGTCAAGCTTTAGTTTAGGCAGATATTGCACAGAATAATGCTGATAAGTACAACAGTAAGTTAACTTCTGACTATTATCGTAGAAAATCACAACAACCTGGTATGGATCTTACTGATATAGATACATATTTGTTTAAGATGCCAGGATTAATGGGATCATCAGCTGCTACTATTACTAATGATATACTTACTACTGGTACTACTTATGCAGCAATATCTATAGGTTCTAGTTTTGGTCCTATAGGTACAGCTGTAGGTATGACCGTTGGAGCAGGAGCAGCAATAGTAGGCAATCTATTCAGTAGAGAAAGGGAATCCAAAGGAGAAGTATATAGTAATTATAAGACATCAGTACTTAATCAAATTGATAAAAGTGGTATTTCTAAATAGTTATTAAAGGATGCCAAAGCAGAAATGCAAAGAATGGGTTCTTATACTCAAGAATAGATAGATAATGATGATTACGTATACGATCAATTACTTACTAATCAAGTAAAAGTAAACAACGTTAAGTTCGATAAAATTCGGCTTAACAATTTTGAAGGTATGAAGTCTCTTTATACTGATAATATGGCTTTGTCTGCTTGGGATGCTACACAGACTATGCTGGAAGTTGTACCATTGGGTAAAATGGCTAAAAGTGTACGCGGTTTAAAAACTATAGCTGAAAAGTATGATAAAGGTAAAGGCTTCTTAAAAGGAGAATTTGCAAAGCGTATAGATGATGTAGCTAGCTTTGGTATAGATAGTGTAGATAAACTTCCTAAAATAACTAAACGTAAAGCCGTATTGGATTTAGGAGGTAGAATTCTTATATCTTCTGCTATGGAAGGTGCAGAAGAAGGCACTCAATATATGAAAGGTCAGGACTACATTGACAGACACTTTGAAGAAAATCCTAATTTGGCAAAGAGTTTTATTAAGAACATAGGATCTGGAGCAAGATCTATATTTGCAGCAATTACCCCTTGGGATTCTGTATATTCAGACGATGCAGAATTTATGGAAAACTTTAAAGGTGGGGCATTGCTTGGTGGTCTAATGACTGGTGGGATAGGTGCTGCTACTTCTTACTTACAAACTAGAGACCAATTACAAGCAGATAAACTATTATCAGCTTTATATGCTGAAAAACTAGATCAAAAGGATAGAGTAAGAAAAGACATAGTATATGCAGAAATGGCTGCAAATAATAAGTGGAATAACTTAATGCAATCATTTGATAATCTTCAATCTGCCAACATTGACGGTCTTACTCAAGAAGATATAGAGACTGAAAGAAATAATGCTAACAGAGTAAGAAACATAGCTACATCTGAATCTGCATTAAAACAAGCTGAAGCATTGGGTATAGAACCAAATACTGATGATTATAATATACTTATTGCACTAAAGGATCATTATGACAAACTAGTTGAAGAATCTGATAAAAATTTTGCAACAGCAAATAACAAACTGTAGAGTATATTAAACGGAGAAGAGGTAAATAAGCAAATTGAAAGAGTAATAGCTAAACTATCTGATGAACAACGCTCACAGATAAGTGTAGAAGATATAAGAAGTGCTATATCTCTGTACTCTGAATTATCAGTTTATGATCAACTAATAAGCGACTATAAGCAAAATAGTACTAAACTTAACGAACTTGAAAAAAATACCAATTTACGTACATCTAAAGCCGATGTTATACACTTTAGAAACCTATTGAATACAGATAGAGAGTCTTTATTCAATAGCTATACTGAACTCAAAAAGGTATTAAATCAGTTTGATTTAACTGAAACTGACTTTCAAGTTCCCTCTATACATCAGGATTTAGCTGATGCTCAAGAACAAGTTATATTGACTTCTTTGGATCAAGCTAGAGCTCGTGAAGAGAACAATCTAATGTCTTCAGATGATAAGAAATCTATAATGGCTAAGATTAATAAATGGAAAGACTCTGAAGCCAAAGAAGATGATTTTGTACAAGATATAGAAGACTTATACTCTGGTAGAACACAAGAGAAGGTGGTTGAAGAAGGAGAAGAAGTTACTCCAGAACCTATTACTACTTCTGTTCCTGTTTCTGATGAAACAAAAACAGTAGAAGAACCTATAGCAGAAGTATCTACTCCTACTAGCACTCCTATTTAGGAAACAGAAACAGAACAGATAGATGAAAAATTGCTTAAAACAGCATATTCTGACTTTATAAGTTCTGGTGAATGGAAAATATCGCAGAACTTACAAGGTAAAGAAAAAGCTAGAGCTGAAGAGTTGAAACTTCTAGCCCAAGAAGCAAGAGAAGGAATAGCTTAGAGAGAACAACAGAACATATAGAATAAAGAGAAAGAAGTTCAAAAGCCTATTACTGTTCCTAGCGAAACTCCCACTCCTGTATCTCCTGTTGAAGAAGCTCCTAAGACAGAACCATTAACTATAGAGGACGTACCAACTCTTAGCGACATACTTGGCGGATGGCTTGGTGATGAAGCTAAGCAAGCTTTAGAAACTCCTAATTAGGTTATTAAGGAGCAACAAGTTACAGAGGATACAGAAACTGAACCCAGACAATTAGAAGAGTTAACTTATGACTCTAGATTAGATCCATATTCTCACGAATTGAACTACAGACTTACTGATTCTAAGCAGAATGAGCAAGGACAATGGATTAGAGTACCTAAGAAATTCCAAGGTATGGAGCAGTATCTGAATAATGAAGAATTCTCTGAGGTATCTGGACAACCTGACTTTATCAAAGAAGTAACTAAGAACGGAGTACGTATAGTAGTAAGACCTTATACTAAAGATGACGGTACTACTACAGACGCTATATATGCTTTATTTAACTATAAAGGTAAAGAATATATCGCTAGCATTAAAACTGTAGAAGGACTGTATGCTAGAGGAAATAGAGCTTTCAATAGATTACCATTTAATGATCAACAGTTAATTGTAAATAATCTCAGTGCTTTACGTAATAAAGTACTAGAGTTGAATAAACAAGTATAGTCTAATCCTAACTTAGAAATAGTACCTACTACCATAAGAAAAACCAATGGTAGAATTGTAAATCTTAAGAATGAAGATGATAGTCCTAAGAATAGAAATCTTACCGAATCTTCTTGGTTAACTGTTAAAGATCCGTATGAAATTAATTCTGAAAATACTTAGATAGGTATTACTACAGGTGGTTTAGGTGGCAATGTAATTCGCTTTAAGAACCAAGTAATATCAGCTAAAGGCTTCCCTATGGGTAAACCAGTATGGATGATTAAGACTTCTAGAGATGACGGAAGTTCATCTCAAATAGGTGTAGTACTAAATTATGGTAACTTTAAAGATAAACCAGAAGTAGCTGATCTTATAATCAATTTAGTTACTTCTAAAGATCAATTCTATACGGATGCAAATGGTGCAGTTACTAATATTACACCACAGAATGTACTACAGTTCTTAGTAAACTTTGGCCCTCAAACAGCTACTAATCCTAATGATACTAGACTGTCTCCAGAACAAGTAAGAGCTAAAATGGCTAAGCAGTTCTATCTTACTGAAGATAATCAATTAGTAGTAGGTCAACAAGTATATAACTTAAATGATATAACTACTGTACCAGAAATTAGAGAAAGACTGAAGAATTATATAATGGATAATTTCCATTGGAATATTGATGAATCGGGTTTAAGTTCTAATTATCTAGGTGGTGATTTACAGTCCCAAGTAAAGGATCCTAAACTATATCCTTTGGCTTTATTCTTAAAGAACAATAATGTAGATAAGATCACATTAATACCGAATGTTTTAGAGTTTACTAATAAAGATTTTGGTATTACTAAAGATAGTAATGGTAATAAGTAGGTAGACTCTAGTCATCCTAATGGTATTAGTGTACTTGGTTGGTATATAAAACAAGGTATATTACTTACAGATGTAGCTGATACTTTACAAGATGCTAACATTTACATTGACGATGTAATGTTAGTAGATAAGACAGCAGAGCGTAAAATAGAGCAGTCTCAGCAAAAAGTTCAGGAAGAAACTAAAAGAGGTAGTATTACTCTACCAGATGAAACAGGTAAGCAAACTACTATAGATTTGGATGAAATATTTTCTATATTAGACGGTAAAGGTAGAAAAGGTCCTAATATGGAAGTAACCGAAAAGGAAGTATCTGAATTGGCTATCAATAGCTAGAATAGAATGAATTCTGAATAGGCTGAAGAGTGGATACAATCTACTTTAGGTATTACTCCAGAAATAGTTTCTTCTGTCATAGATGTTACAGAGGCTGGTAATATTGTAGTAGGTAGAGTAACCGAAGATTCTATAAAGATCTCAGAGTAGGCTCCAGAAGGTGTTCAATATCACGAGGCATGGCATAGAGTATCTCAATTGTTAATTGATCCTAAACATAGAAACAGAATTTACAAAAAGTATAGAGATCAAGGATTAACTGATAAGCAAATTGATGAAAAATTAGCTGATCAGTTTAAAGACTTCATGCTAAACGAATCAGGCAATTACAGATTTGATACTAAAAACTGGTTCAGAAGAATATACGACTTTATTAAGTTATGGATTAGAACTGGTCAATATGGATTAGCTAAGATATATTCAGCTATTAACAGAGGTAAGTATTATGGATTGAAGCCAAGTACTGAAAATGTAGCTAGATTCAGAGAAATATACAAAGGTGAAGGAGCTAACATGGAAGTATCTGGATATAAATTTAAACATATTCAGACAGTTAAACAATTGAATGACATTATAAACAGTTTGACATATGCTTTCTTCCAAGTATCATTTACTGATGGTAAGACAATAAACTACTCTGATTTATCTAAGGAAGCTCCTAAGTTTGATAGACTTAAACTTATACTTCAGGCACAAGCTTATAAGTATCCTTCTGATGTTATCAATGAAGTAGTAGAGAAATTTGATTCTGTTATCCTACCAATGCTTACGGTTAAGCTAAAATAGTTAGGAATTAGAGCCGTAGATAGAAATGAAAATGATACTATTTCTAATATAGAAGAAGGTACAGAAGGAGTGAATATAGGGCAGCATACTGTAGAAGGTATGAATATATCTATTAGAGATAATGCTCCTGCTGAAGTTAAATTCTTCTTCCAAACTATTCCAGCATATGAAATAGGTAAAGATGGCACTCCTCAAACTAAATTCGATGAATATACTCATTTCCCTAGTTTCGTAGATCCTAATATAGCTTGGACAAACATATTAAAAGATCTATCTGGCTGTAGAACTATATCCAACATTATAGATAAAGTACAATTCTTTGCCAAGAATGGTGACACTTTCTATCAAGCTTTATTACTTAGATTAACTACTTTAGTAAAGAACTCATTAAGTGCTGACACTAATGTAGCTACTCAAGCTGAAGCAATGCTTACTAGAATAGAGACTGTTATTACATCTGATATTAATAACTACATTACAGTAAAGATTAGTGAAGATGCTGAAACAGGATTTACTAGAATGGAACTAAAGGATAATACTATAGATGTAAAAGCAGCTAATTATCCTAGAGTATGGTCACAATACCTATTTAATAATTCTGGTATATTTAAGTATAATGAAAGTGGAGCAATTGTAGCAACAGATAATGCTAAGCAAACCTTACGTGTTATAATAGATAATTTCAACAGAATTAGAAATGCGTTTACTAACAATAAAGGTTTGTTAAGAATAGGAGATAACAACATAGATTTACACGAAGCATCTAATCAAGAGTATCTGAAAGATATTATTATTCGTATGATGAATTCTGTTGGTATAGGAATAGATAAACCTACTCTTAACAGAATGTTGCTATCTGGAGATTACGGTAATCCTAGATTAGACCAATATACTCTATTAAATTCATTCTTAGTAAACAGAATTAAATTTGGTGGTGTTCCTAGATTAGTAGAAACATTAGAGAACATTAAGAATTCTATTAATAAAGATAATACTATTAGTCCTATAAAGGTAGCAGAAGAGTCGTTACAACCTACTCAAATATGGAATACATCTGGATTTATCAAAGAAATTGCTAATTACTATGCCTATCAACACGCTACTGATAAAAGCTTAAGTAGTTATGGTCCAGATGGTAATAGTTATTATATGGTATCTCAAAATAACTTTGCTAAAGATAGACTTAATGAAATAGTAAATGATAAAGATACATTTGATAACTTAAATTCCGTAGTATATAATGGCAATTCAATAATACTTAATTCTGTAAAGAATGGTAATAAAGATCTGTCTGTCGAAACTCTTATAAACTTCAAAGATACTACTTCACAAGATACTGGTAGAGATTACTTTGGAATTACTGATAGAGAGGACTATTTAGCTAAAATGGTAGCTGTATTTAATGATAGAATCATATTCCCTACTGTAGCAGATAAAAAGACTTATCACTTCATTAAAGGTATAAGATTGCCCCATGAAAGAATAAATTTTAATGTTACTCCACAAGGCGCTTATATCAGGTATGGAGAACAAAGTATGGACACTTTGCTTGGGTATTGCTATGATGAATTAAATCAAATAGAGCTTTGTTTAAGACAAATAGATGACGATCCAACTCATTATGATGAAAAGACCGGTTTACATTACAACGATGATGGTACTATTAATAATGACTGGCTAGAACCTTCTAGAAGAATAAAGAACTTCCATACTCCTAACAAAGTAAGTTGGAAAGATAAGAATGGTAAAAAACACTCTAAGAAGTTAGAAGGAAACGGAGCTAGATTCTTATTATTAACTGGCATTAATACATCTAAGGGATTCATTAGTTTTAATGATCCTATGAAATCAGCTAAAGAAAATCTTCAGACAGCTAAAGACTATTTCTTTAACTTATCTAAAGACACGTAGAAGGCATTTTTAAGCTCTCTAATCAATCAACGTGTTAAACAGGAGATAGCTACAGCTAAAGAATTAGGATTGATTGAAGGTAACGAAAACAACGATATATGGAGTCTACGTAACAAACTACTTGACGATATCGAATTAAATAGTAGAAAGGCTTTTTATAGCCAACTTGATCCTACTAATGCTGAAGGTTATGCCATATTTGATATGCTAGCTGACTATACTATTAATAGTATAATATCAATTAATGAAGTTGAAAAACTATTTAGTGGCGCTCCTGCATACTATAAAGTAAAATATGATGAACACGGACCTGTAGACGTATCTATTGATAAAATTAAACGTCTTGGTTCTCTTACTTCTACTGGTTTGAATAACAGACTAGATTTCTTTAATGATCCAATTAGAGACGAATATGTAGTCGCTGAATTAAAAGACCATGAAATAATGGACAAGCAATATTACATATATGAAGGGTTATTTACTAGAGGTAACATTAAAGAAACTATTCAAGAACTAGAAGGTGAAGATGCTTGGAATGAAGTAAAAGACTTAAGTATTCAGGAAATTGAAAAAATCTATCCAGAGTCAGTTAAGATAGCTAAACAAGCCGCTAAAGCAGAAGTAGAAGGTTATAAAGGAGGAATAAATGTAGCAGATGCTGCTGTATATATTAGTCCTAATATGACCAGAGATCTACTTAGAATGCGTGGAGTATGGTCTCCTGAAATAAAGAAAGCATTTGATATACTTACTAATGAAGATACAGCTGATTTATGGGATTCTGATCCTAAATTGTATGCTGAAGCTAATAAAGTCATATTAAATGCTATGAAGTACATGGCATTTGGCACTAGATTCAATGAAATACCTGGATTAGGTATACCCTACTTCAATAAGATGGCATTGTTCCCATTATTCAAGAGTATAGCTACTGGTGATATAAAGGCACTGTATGATAGAATGACAGATCCTAGTAAACCAGTAGATATGGTTCTATTTGATTCTGCTGTTAAAGCTGGTTCTAGATCTCCTATGAAGTTCTATAGAGTAGCTAAAGACAGTGAAATAGAACTAAGAGATGGGCAAACTGTTCTCAGTGCTAAAGTTACTGATGAGTTAATTAATGAAGAAGGAAATACTTTGAATGATTTCAATAACTTGGTTACTTATACTCAGAAGTTTAAATACTTGAGACAACAGTTAGAAACTAATCCTCATACACATGAAGAACAGATGGCTGGTACTCAATTTATGAAAGTAAATCTATCCAATCTTCGTATGGATGATTTATATGGCATTGAGGGTAGACAAGTAACTGGTAGAGAAATCAAAGATACTATCATGAACGCATTGAATAAATTATCTGATATGGGTGTTAAAGACTTAGAAGATGAATTATTTAACAAAGATGGTAGTGTTAATATACCTAAACTAGCTAAAATGCTAGAAGATGATGCTAGAGAATCGGATGCTAATGACAACGTATTATCTGGTCTTAAAACAGCTAATAACAAGTTTATAATTCCTCTATCTTCTCTATCTGATAACAAGTGGTTGGAAAGTAGATTTATTTCTATGATCAACAAACAAGTTATTGATGTTCATATACCAGGTGGAGCCTTTATTCAAAGATCTACTTTAGGTCTAGAAGCTACTTCTACTAAAGTAATAACACCCAATATGATAAATGACGGTAGAGTACTCAAGTCTATTAATGAAGAAGGATCTATGGATTCAGTAGTAAGTATAAACTTGTTTAAGTATTTTATACCTAATTATGAAAACTTAACATATAGAGAAGCTAGGCAATGGCTTATTGACAATGAAATTATTGGTGATAAAGCTACAGCTAACGCTATTGGTTATCGTATTCCTACTCAGTCTATTGCGTCTATATCTCCATTACGTTTTGTAGATGTATTCCCTGAAATAATGGGTGATACTATTATGCTCCCTGAAGACTTTACTAAGCTTACTGGTTCTGACTTCGATATTGATAAATTGTATGTAGCTAGATTTAGTTATAACAATAAAGGAGTTAAAATTACTAAAGGTAATGCTCTTAAATATGAAGACGTACGTAGTTCTATAAAGAATGAAATGCTTGATGCTTATATGAAAGTGTTACTTACTAAAGATAATACTAATTCACTTAAGTTATCTATTGATAATGCTACAGAGAATGTTAAGGAAGTACTTAGAGATATTGAAGGACCTAGTAGCTATCATCCTACTCCGTTTGAAGTGTACTCTCCTACTTATCAAGAAGCTAGAAAAGCCGAATATACTGGTGGTAAAGCAGGTATTGGGCCTTTTGCATTGAATAATGCTCATCATATCCTTACTCAGCTTACTAAACTTAGTATGGTTAGAAATGAGTTCACTAGTACTCTAGATATATGGAATATAGGTGGAATATACGATACTCCTGTAGCAGGTATGAAAAAAGGTGGTAGAATACTTGACTGGCTATCTGCTATGATTAACGGTTTCGTAGATATTGCCAAAGACCCGTATATTGTAAGATTGAATGTTAATTCATGGACATACAACATGGTTTCTTTCTTATTACGTACTGGTAAAGGTAAGTAGACATTCTACTTTGTTGCTCAGCCTATTCTTAAAGAGATGGCAGAAGCTGTAATAAAGACTAAAGGTAAGTATGGTATAGATAGAACTAAGACTCCTACTCAGTTGGAAAATGAAGCAATTGAATCAGTACTTGATAAATATGATCCTACTAAGAAATATAGGAAAAAATATGAATTTATAAATGGTAATGAAAATTCAAGAGCTAACGAATATCGAGACTTGTTTAGTACATATCAGAAAGAAAATGGTGAATATACATCTAGAACAAGAGAGTTACTCAAGCTAAATAAAGAAGAGATAAGTAACTTTAATGAAGAATAGGTTCGTATATATTATGCTTGGAAAGCATTAAAACCATACGCTGATTCATTAGCTAATTTGGTTAAGTATTCTAAAGTAGATACTAAGAAAACTGGTAAAACCTTTGCAGAATAGCAGACATATTACAATGGTATGTGGGCAATGACAGAAGATTCTAACTTTGCAGATGGTGAAATTGAAAGATTCTATAAGGACACTTTTATTGCTAAGAAAACTGAAAACAGTATTCCATTTGGTACTTCTATCTTTAAAAATCTGTTACTTAGAAATACTGACACTTTCTTAAGTAAGAAAGACATAATGCTATCATTACTTGGTAGAAAGAATAATGCTGATTCTAAACTGTTAAATGCTCTTATTTCAGGAATGGAAGCTCAGATTAAGAGTGGATTTTTCAATCAGTTCATATATCAGAATGGTATAGACATTAATGGTATGTTTACTGGGAAAATGTCAATGGCTAAACGTATTAATAATTTTAAACATGAAATATTGAAAGGTAATCCTAAATTGAGTAGATTCTTAAACAATGATGGCACTATTAACAATGATTTCATAAATTATTTGATACCCAATATGGATTATAATGGATTAGATTTCATTGATACTTCATCATTATTGGATTCTGATCAGTCACAAGCTAACAATCTGATAAATTACTGGAGAGAGTTATTAGAAGATCCAGAGCCTAAAGTAAGTCAATTATTTAAGGATTTAGTAGTATATGCATTTATTACATCTGGAGATAATCCTACTATGAATTCATTCTTCCAATATGTTCCTAATAGTTATAAAATGTCAATAGGTTATACAGATTATATTCAAACTAAATTAGATGAACTATCTAATGGAGTTGATCAATCTATAGTAAGAGATGATTTATTCTTAAATAATTGGTAGAATGACAAACTAGTAAAACCAGTAGACTTATATAACAAGAAAGGAGCTAAATTATATTCTATATCGTTAAATGATTAGTCTGTGGTTCCTAATATTATAATGGGAGAAAGACAGGATAAAACAGATAAACCTGCGATTAGACCTAGCAATTGGTTATCAATGACTTATGTTAATGCTGAGGGCAAACTAATAGAAGGCAAATTCCCTATATTCTATCCTTATATTAAAATAAATGATGGTTTAGGTCATACTCCAGCTAATTATCACGTGTATTCTCTCATAGGTTATAAACAAGCTGTTGATCCAGATACTAAACGTTTGAACTATATACCTATTTATGGGTTGGTATCTAAGAAAGGATACAAATATAGAGGCCACACTGTAGTAGAATACGGTAAGGAATCTCAATTTGACTTTAATAGAGAAAACGTATGGGATTATACAGAAGCTTTACAGAATCAAGAAGCATTAGCTGACATGTCTGATGAGTATAGTAAGCCTAACTGGTAGAACTCTGATATTCATTTGATTACTGATCTTCCGCCCTATTAGAATATGAATTATGCTAAAGAGCAATAGGATATGGTGTTTGAATGGGAGCAAGACGATAAAGATGAAAGTGAACAAGGAGTAGTACTTAGTGAAGCTGACGAAAGTAAAGACAGCGATTCTAAAAACATTCTTTAGTTAGAGGCTGATCTTTTGTATAAAATGAAGGAATACTTAACTGAATTAAGCAAGGATAACGCAGATTTAGCATCTAAAATAGATGATAAAATAGAAGAATTTACTCAATTATTACGTAAAGAAAATCCAACTACTCCAGAAGAAGTGGAAGGTTTGATTAACAAATTTATATGTAATTTATAATATGAATAAATATTGTCCAAATAAAAATCTTCCTGAATGGAAGGAGTTAGTAGAGGTAGTAGGTGAAAATAAAGCCTACTACCTCTGGGATTAGAATAAAGGTAACGGGTTAGATAAGGCTTCTAATGGAGAGGATTCTAAGCTATTTTCAGACCTTTTAAACAAGTTTGATGGAGATCGTAAACAAGCTATCTTAGCAAAGGCTGAAACCTTTACAAATGCATTTAAAACACAATTATCAGATGAATTATCTAAACAAATAGATGAAAATGGTGAACTGCTAATTGAAGCTTACAATAAAAGAAATGAAGTTAAACAGGATACTTCTAACACTTTATTGGAATAGTTAGGAGAATTTGTGGATACTGTGGATGTAGTAAACTTCTTTATTAATCACAATGATGTAAAATCTCAAACTAAAGAACTTCTTAAGAAATTAAACAAAGCCAATAGACCATTTATTATCCGTGAAGGTCGTAAAGAAGGAGGAGTAAGAGCGTCATCTGGAGCTGCGTTATATTTGTATACAGATATTATTAAATCATCAACTACACAACAGAGTGCTGAAGACGTTGCACACGAGATGCTACATATATACTTAATGAAAGAATATGAAAATAACCCTGAATTCAAAACTACATTAGATACTTTACAAGAAAAATATAAGCAAAAATTAGGTAGTGAATGGTATGGATTAGGGGATGACGATAGGAGTGATGAATTTCTAAATGAATTTCTATCCAATTCATCTTTTAGAAGTGAATTAGAGAAACACGACAAAAACTTATTTCAACGTATATGGGAAGCGATATCTGGTGTAATTAAAGAGTTCTTTGGTAAAAATAATAACAGATTACCAAAAGATTTATTAGAATTGTAGACGTATACTATAAATTTGTTAAATAAAGTAAACTAGGGTGAAATAAGTATATACAGTATTAATGAATTTAAAGAAACGTACACAGGAAAAGAATTTAACAAGTTAGATAACAATCAATAGAAGTAGATAGACAAATTATATGATAAAATACAAAAAGGATTAAAAGATAGATTAAACGCCATTAAACATTATAATGTAAAAAATCCTAAAGTATGGAATCAAATATCTACAGTAATATCTCAATTATCTAGATCTGAAACAGAACAAGGAATACTACAATTTGTTCAACATGTCAATGATACTATAGGAGATAGTATAAAGTTCTTATCTAAGCCAATAGAATAGATTAATGCTAAACAAATTAGATAGTTGTCTAACGACTATTTAGGATTCTACAAACCTCTTATTGATCAAATTCAATATGCAGTAGATACTACTGATATATTTAAAGAATTACCTGACTATGCTACTATAAAGTAGAATATAGCGGATATAGTATAGCAATTAACAGTAATTAATAATAGATTTACTAATATTCTTAAAGAGAAAGGTTATCAATTCTTACAAGAATATTTACAATCTAGAGCTGTACCACAAGATTATATAGATAAGACTATAGCTTGGCTTGATGATCCAAAACATGATACTAGTATATTTATGAATTGGTTTGGAATGGCTACCAATAGTGATAATATGGTGTTACAGACTATAGCTAACATGCTCTAGAATACTGTAAATAAAACAGATAGAGATACTTTAGAAGTAGGTACTGAGCTAGTAAAATAGCTAAACGTAGCTAAAGAAAAATACGGTAACGATGTACAGAAATTGTTATATGAAAAATATGATGACGGTACTTATACTGGTTTAAGAGTATCTCCTATTAATAAAGGTCAATTTAAAAGAGATTAGAAAGAATACTTGAGTAATCTAGCCAGTAAACTTAACATTCAGAAAGATGAGCATGATCAATACGTAATGCCTAATGATGAAAATACTCAAAGAAAATGGTTTGAAGGAGTTAACAAATTCTACTCTGAAAAAGCTAATAGAAAGTATAAACCTGAGTATTATACTACTAGGAATAGAATGCTTTCTATGAAAACTAGAGATGCTATAAATGAAATCAACAATTACATTAATACTATAGTAGATCCAATTACAGTAGATGGAGTAGAATATGTTAATCTTTTAACTGAATCAGAATATAACGCTTTACTTAGTCTACGTAAATAGAAACAGTTATTATCTAATAGATATAATCTTGACGGTAGTATAAAAACAGGAGATGATTTAATTATAGCTAATGAATTACATTCTTTCAATGAAGTAGTACAGCAACATGTAAAATATAAGACTGATAAAGAAAGCTATAACAGAGATAGAGCAAAAATAGTAGCTAAATATGGCGAAGGATCAGCTCAATTAGCTTTGTGGGAATCAAGAAATCTAAGAAAGCAATATAATCAATAGTTCTATGATGATCTAGATAGTTTGGGCAAAGTAGAACAAACTGAGGAATATAAAGAAGCTATTAAAAAGCGTAGAGAATTTCAATAGTTATTTAAAGATCCTCGTACTGGTAAAATTGATTCAAATTTGATGTCTGATTCTGAAAAAGAATCGCTATTAAAGCTTGATAATGATATAGCCAGATTATATACTTGGGCTGAAACAAATATGACTGATAAAAAATTCAGTGATATAGCAGAAGTAGTTCCAACTGAATAGTATTATAAAGATAGTGAAAATGCTAGATAGTCTGGTACAGAAGCATATAATGACTGGTTTAATAAGAATCATTATGAAGACGGTAGAGGTAAGATGCATCCTGCTTCTTATTATACAGAATTAAAACCTAAAGATGAGTTATTAGAAAAGTATACGGAATACGTTCCTATGAGTAAATATTCTACTTTAGATCAACAGTCGGATTGGTTTAATAAAGATTGGGATCCAGCTGGCCCTGCTATATAGCCTAACAAGAAGTATTATGACAATAGTAAAGCCTATAAAGAAGTAATGAATAAACCTGAATTAAAGAAGCTTTACGATAGCCTATCTGATACTATGAAAAAGGCTAACGAGTATATATCTTTCTTAACATTTAGTGATGAAGATAAAATGCCTTAGATACCAGCTAGATTTATGTAGGTACTAGGTAGAAAGGATAATGTACTTAATGCTTTAAAGTATGTATTTGATGATATAGCTGTAACTAGAGTAGATGATACTGATTATGTAGAAGACTTTACTACAATGCCTAATGGAGATCCTATTAAAGTAATACCTACAAGATTTATAAATATGCTAGATGATACCAATGAGATATCTACTGATGCTGTTGCTTCAGTAATAGCTTACTATAATATGGCTACTAACTATAATAATATGGTAGAACAATAGGATGACGTTGAGCTTTTACTTAATCTTCTAAAGAACATACAGATTAGAACTAAAAAGGAATTAAAAACAGCAGGTTCAGCTAATGTATATAAACAAGCTTAGCTATTAGTTGATAGAATAATGTATGGTAGAAATAAAACTCCAATTACTATAAATGTATTAGACAAAGAAATCAATTTAGGTAAGACATTAGATATAATAAGAGGCTTTGTTACTAAAGTAAACCTATCAGGTAACTTGTGGTCTATTGGAACTTCCTTCTTTACTGATGCTACTTATACTACACTAGAAGCTAAAATGGGTAGATTCTTTGATACTAATGACCTTAAATTTGCTTCTAGTGAATTTGCTAGACAATTACCTGATATAATGGCTAATATAGGTAATCCTGTTCCTAAAGGTAAATTAGCTTACTTATTACAGTTAAATCAAGTAGTAAAAGACAATAGAGAAATATTTGATAGATTAGACTAGAGTTAGGTATTGAGAGCTATAAATCAGAACTTCTGGTTTGCTGGTTATAATCAATCAGATTATACTGTTAAGAGTCACACAGTAATAAGTATATATCATAGTTATAGATTTGTAGAAGGGGAAGGATTTATGACTAAACAACAATATATTAACAAATTTAACTCAGATAGTACTAAATTTGAACAACTATCTACAACTTTATATGATGTCTTTACTGAAGACAAAGACGGTAATATAAAAGTATAGAGTAAATATAAATAGTTCGTTACAGATAAATTATAGAATGAAGTAAGAAATAGAATTAATATACTTACTTAGAGAATTGATGGTACTTTAAGAGAAATAGATAAAGCGGCAGTACATGCTAATTCTATAGCTTCCTATATTGTTCTACATCGTAACTTTATGATATCTGCACTACATGATAGATTCAAAAGAAAACAATTTAATCTTGATTTAGGAGTAGAAGAAGAGGGTTATTATCGTTCTACTAGTAAGTTCTTGAAGAATGTTATAGGTCAAAGACATTTTGCTATGGCTTAGCTATTAGCTGACTATAATAATTTAAAAGATTACGAATAGTATGCAGTTAGGAGAGTATTAAATGAATTAGTACTAATTGCCGCTTCTACTACTGTTGCTCTTGCTATAGCTACTATTGTAGATGGAGATGATGAATATGATACTTGGTTGAACTAGTCTATTACTTATCTTGCAATGCGTTCTGCATTTGAATTTAGAACTATGTATAATCCATTTGAATTTATTTCATTAATTAAGTCTCCTACAGCAGCTTTCAATTGGTTTGATAATGCATCTAGCTTTATTAATCTAATTAATCCTGCGTCATATGTAGGTGATAGAACTCCATTTACTATTATAGATAGAGGGCCATATGAAGGATTGCCTGTTATACTTAAGAATATAATTAAAGTTACTCCATTCAAGAGTATAATGGAAGCAACAGATCCGAAAGCAAAAAGAAATTATCTATAGAATTAGTTAATGAACTTCTAAAAGTTTCTATCTAAATTATCAATTCGTTAGATACAATGTAAAAAAGAAGGCTGAGTAAATTAATACTCAGCCTATTTTGTTATGAGAGCTCATCACACTCTTCATAACTATAATAATCTTCTTCAGGTAATTCAGCACTTATAGTATCACCAAACCTATAAGTACTTAGAAATAATCGTTGTGCTAATTCTGGAACAGGCACGTTTGCCCAAAATCTGTTTATTTCTAATGCAGCTTCTACATTGTATGTTTTACCTGTAGATTGAAGATTATTAATATCTTTTTTATACTTAGGATTACTTAAACAATAAATAGTATAATGCTTATTATTTATAGTAATATATCTAGTATTATATAAAGAATCTAATTTCTTAAACTTTCTAAACCGTTCTATAGATTCTTTAGTGTTTACACTACTATCATATACAAGAAAGACCTTTTCTTCTAAAAAAGGTCTGTTCTTATCTGTAGTATATGCATTTATATAACCGCTCTCTACAGTTAAATCATTCCATGTAAGATTATCATCTAATAATGGAACTATATATATACTAACATCATTCAAGTTCTTCAGTACCATTTCCTTCGTAATAACTGCGAGTATGCTCCCAATTATTAGTCTGGTAATGATATGAAAGTTCTGATAATGCACTGATAATAGTATCTTTACGAGAGTCTAACTCTGTTTCATTAAACATGTTAAATACTCTTACTTCATAATTACCATTTGTCTGTATAGCTATAATGTATGCTTCACAATCATAATCTGAAATATCAATATCTTGATCTTTCATATACCATGTAATAGCTAACAAATAGTAAGCAATCTGTCTATAATAATCAAATTCTTCTACAGAATGTTTAAAGTTATAGACATCTGATGTTGTTTTTAAGTCAATTAGAATAATTTTCTTATTGACATGATCAAATATGCATCTATCAAGTAATGACTTACAAGGTGCATACCAGGTCTTATTTTCATCCATTTTAAGACTATCTGTCTTAATGGGAAATGTCCAGTTAATATGAAACTCATTATGAGATTCTACTCCTGGAGTGTCTGTTAGTAATTCATTTGCTTTCTTATGTTTTTCAATGTTAGACTTAATTGTCTTTAACATATTAAGATCTGCAAACGAAATTGCTTTTTTATTATTTTTCAAAGACTTTGACTTAATATATTCATCATATCTTAATGCAAAATCTTTAGCAATAGATAACTTAGCATCTTCAGATAATTTATTACTATAAGCCTTGTTATAAGAATCTAATAATAATTTATCATTATCTTCTAATGGATTAGTATCTTTAAATATAGAATACCAATCACAGAAATCTTTTTGCTGTTTTACTTTAGGTACTTCATATTCGAGTATTGTATAATCATTCCAGAATTCATCTGGTTGGAGTATATACTCATGTATCATAGTACCTTTTTCTAACTGCGGTAACTTTAATCCTTCTTCCTTACCATCGAGCATATTACGGAAGTATAAAGGACCTTTTTTTAGAAACCAACCTATAGAAGAATTTGATATTCTCGTGTTATCTTCATAATACGGTTTATCAATTATCATTGTTCTTCTTCGTTTTCTTCTTCTGTTTTATGTTTAATTGTTTCAACTAAGAGATTAAAAAGTAAATCTTCTCTAGATTTATCTGATTTTTTCTCTAAATCAAAATCAATAGTTACTATCTTAAGCCTCTCTCTTATGTTATAACTATCGGTTAAAATACTACAGTTACATTGATTAAGATGGCCATATGATATACCATTATGCCAATGCCCAAAGAAATGATGCTTATACTTACCAAAACAGTAATGTTCAAGCTTTTCATTATAGTTTGGATTTTCGTGAGTAATAAGTATATCACAATCAGGTATATTTTCATATGGGCATACATACTCATCATATTCGTGTTGAGTATCTTCAAATGCCCATTTTTGCCAGTGTATAGGAGCTATCCATGGAGTTCCATAAAATTTTACTCCTTCATATTCATATAACTCATCAATAAGAAATACTACCTTATTATTAGTAAGTAAAGATATTTTATTCTTAAACTCCTGTAAAGTAATATCTTTTATTAATCCGTCATATAATTGTTCAATATAAATGTCATGATTTCCTGGTACTACAAATATCTTTTCACATGATAACTTATTAACCCATGTAATAAAAGCAGTACTCCACCATGCATCTGATTCATCAGAACTTCTTTGAACAATTAGGTCTACTACATCACCAGCAATACATAATACGTCACATTCTGGTACAGAAGGTAATATACCATGTAAATCACTAATTGCACATATTTTCATAATGCAAACTTATTGTTAATTTGTATATTAATACTGCACAAAAAATTAACATTCTTTTAAATGTTTTATTAACTCGTCTACTTGTTTCTGATTATGTACTACATAGAACTTTATATTAGGTTCAAATCTATACAAGTAGTAGTTAAATAGTTTTTCACGTAAAGGCCATGCTTCATTGGGATAGCCTTTACATTCAATAATAAACTTATTTCCTACAAAATCAGGTAAATAAGTCATTGGTCTATATTTCTTTTCTCCAAAAGTAAAAGCTGGAAGAAGTTCATATCTATGCTGTTCATAATCTGCATTGATTTTAGCTTCTTTCAGCTTTTTATATGTGTATGTTTCAAGTTTACTTCTAAACTTTATTCCATCATATATATTAGGAGTTGCGTTGCGTACTTTTCCCTATTTCTTCTTTTGCTTCATAAATACATTCTCTAAAGGTTTCTGTAGTATCATCATCTAATTGTAGTAGCAGGTTAGTTAGTTTACATGTTCCTACTGTAATCATAGCTACAATTATAGTAGCTAATATGAACGGAATACAAATTAGATTCGATATAACTTTTCTAAAACCTTTCCAAAATGTTTTTAGTTTATCTTTTAATGTTTTCATAAAGCCAATTTTTAATAGTTTCAAAATCATTTGCTTTTATAGCATCTGATACATCCTTCGCTTTAAACTTTTTATGGATTAAAAGCCCTTCTAAGCCTGTTTTAAGGCTCATTTTGCGAAGATATTTTACGCCAGCTTCATCTCTATCAAACAGTATAATAATACGCTTAAAACGTTTCTTAAGCTGTTCTAATACCTTATCAGGTATAAAAGTTGATTCTGACGATGGAGATATTGCGGGTATCCCCATTTCGTATAAACACATGACGTCTTTCATACTCTTTGTTATTATGAGTATATCTCCAGTTTTAGGTAACTGTTTAAACCCCTGAATATCATTCTCTGTCAGGTTATTGCGCCATTTTGTATATTTATCTGCTAAAGGTCTATAAATCTTAAAATGATTATATACCTTATAAGCATACATAGGATTAGTGTCCTTGTAAATACCCTTTACAATACCATTACACAAATAATATTTAATACTGCTTACTCCAAATTTCTTTAAAGTATTAATACTAATATTAAACTGAGACCAGTAATTGATGTCTGTTAAAGTAAAGTCTTGTCTTACTACACCAATTACTGTCTCTGTTGACGGTATGTATTGCTTAGAGCTAACGAGTTGCGTATTATTAGTAATTTTAAGCTTATTAACTATATTATTAAGTATATCTGAATAATTAGTTAAACCGGTAAGTAATGAAACAAACTTAATTACATTACCGCAATCACCTGTACCATGATCTTTAAACATTAATTGTTTAGTAGTCCTACTATAGAAACACCCAAATGATGGATTTTTATCTTTTCTAAATGGACTGTTATAGATCATTCCCACTTTAAAATTACCAATATACGCTGCATATATATCATATTCTGTTACTTTAGATAATATATAATCTAGAGTAATATTCACTTCATCTTTTATGTTTGTAGTGTCGTATAGCATATGATATAGATTTTAATTTGTGGAGTATTGCAGAATCGAACTGCAATATAGGCATATTATAATAGAATAAGCTTGCTTATATTGGCTCTATTATAATAGTCAGCTATTTCTAGCTACCTTGTTTTACCATTAAACTAATACCCCTTTAAAACGTGAGTGCATGCTATCCCTATTCTATGAATTTTGATGCCTCCGTCACACCTCACATTCGGCGTATTACCGTCGATTGCTTCTTATCTCACATAGCGGCATGCTACTCACGTATCGCTATATTATGCCTAGCGTAGGCTGACTGGTTTAAAGACTATTAGAAAGGTAGATCACTACTAGTATTAGAATCTTCTGTAGAAATTGATTCTAACGGGTTCTCTTCTTTACTTTCCTTATCTGCAATTACAGGTCGAACGAACAAGTCAATATTCAACTCTGTAATCTTACTCTTCTGACCTTCAGGTAAATTCATAGGTTCGATAAAAGTAAACTTGCAATAAGTAGGCAAAGTAGTATAGCCTTTATTATTATAAACTATTTTTACTCTAAGTAAAATATCTTTATTTGCTGCATTAAGTAAGTTAACAACCCAGTTTGCAAATTCATTAAATGATGCGCCTGCAAAAACAAGTACTTCTTTAGGATAGAAACATCCTAAAATCTGTAGAATACGCTTTACTTGTCTAGTAGCTCTAGCCTGATATTCTTCTTCAGACTCATTAGGTTTCTTAGTAGATTCCCATTCAGTATGAGTCATAGTCTGGTCATCTTTCTCGAATTTAAATTCAATAAAGATGTTTCCATTAATGGACTTATCAACTCTAGCACTAACAAATTTCACATTTTCGTGAATACCTGCTTCTAAATACTTATTCTTACTCTCTTGTATCTGGTTTGCTAATTCTGTACTATAAATCATAATCTTAATTCTTTAAACTGATATAAAATACGGTTAAAGTTATTCAGGCAAATATATTTTGTCCCAATATACCTTGATATTATTATTGTCATCACTTTCAGCAATAACAATATTTTTACCTCTTAGATGTGGCGCTCTTGCTTCTCTTACAGAGTTATCTCCTCCTTCAAAAGAAATATGAGTTTCATTTTTCTTTCTATATACATAGCCTACTGCATCAGCTTCGCCACATATAATATTAGCAAGTTTACCAACTAAATCTAGAGACATCTCAGATAATTCTTCACCTTCCTTATTAATCATCTTATCCTTAAGATGACCAATTAAGATAAAGTTATCACAAAGATCTCTGAACATATCTATAACTTTTCTTACAGCTTGCTGTAAATACATATATCCAGAACCATTAGGTAATGTTCTAACATCATTACCCTGGTAGTTCTTACCCATTGGAGTTTGACGATATAATGTAGCTGCATAACTTAGACATATTTCTTCGAGTCGAGATGCGTTATCAAGAGTAATATACTTATACGGTTTCTTTCCTGTTGACTTAATTTCTTCTCTAATTGCATTTGCAATCTCTCCTAAATCTTTTACAGACCTAGCTTGTACTGCTAATGCCTCAAGGAATTCAGAGCCTCCTTCTAAGTCAATAATTAGGTTATTATCTAGCTTAGAAGCTAAAGTAGTCTTACCAGCCTTGGGCTTGCCAAAAATTATTAAAAATCTAGGATTTTCTACTTTAGCTTTTACTTTCTCTTTTGGTAATACAATCATAAAAAAGCTTTATTTTTGTATCCTTACTGAGAATCTTTGGTAATCACTGATAATACGGACAAATATTTTTTTAATATTTTTTAGAATAAACCACTATTTTTAATCTTAATCGTGATGTCAATAATAGTTTTCTTAGTTTTCGGTTTCAAATGATTCAATGAACCAGTTGCAATCGGGATAATTTCATAACCAATCTGTACGAAATTATCGAAAATCTTAATCGGTGTACCGAATTCATCTTCAAAGTCATAATCCTTCTTAAACGGATAATTCTTCTTTGCATAGATATCAAGTGCATTCATTGCACTGAAGAACTCTTTCTCCAAATCAAAGTTAATGCTACCATCAGTAAAGCACTTGAACGGCCAATTTGCACATTCTTCAGACATCCATCCAATATTATGAGTCTTACTCATTCCTAAAGTAATGTAATCACCTGCACCTGCATGTTCAATGCCAAAGTTGCATTTAGGATAATCATAGTTGCTTTCTACTGTCAACCAGGGATAAGCATTAACAACTCGACTCATCAACTTTTCTTTATAGATATCTGCACTATTGTTGTTTTTCGGTAACTTAAATGTATATGTTTTCATAATTTTCAGCCTTTTTTAATTGTTATTACTAAACGAAATCTTCCTTGCTGGTTCTTCTTCTCGTATAGTCTCAATTAAATTATTGTATTTCAAATCATTATCAAACTCTAATATTGCACATTCTCCTGCATCCCTGTTTTTAAGGATATGCAGATAGACTTTGTTTTTTACTAGTAAACGATTTGGCCCATACTGTTGTATATTGAGTAATTCTGGTCTGTGAATACATATAACGTAATCAGACGCATGAAATATAGTATCAGCAGAGGAGATATCACTACGCATTGGATAATGCATAGATGGATTGTTAATTCTTTCAGGATTTTCTATATTCCGATTCATCTGTGATAACTGAATTATAGTAGTATTAGGTAATTTCTTTACCTTAATAAACAGTTTCTGTAATTCGGAAATAACTTGCAAGGCACTTTCACGATTTTGACCTTCAACAAGAAGAGTATGATCAAGTATAATCACAAATTTCTTATCTTTAGCCTTAGTTTCATAAAAGTAATTAATGGTAGAAGCTATATCTTCAACAGTACCGGGAGTATCTACATAATATATAGGATACGACTTTATCTGTTGAGAAGTTTGTTCAACTCTATCTAATAAATCATCTGTTAATTCATTATTAGTGCTATATAGCTCAGCAGTAGTTTGCCTTAACTTACTACTTATTTTTCTACCTACTTGCCTAGAACTTAACATTTCAAATGAAAAGTTAAGTACTATAACATCCTGATTAGAATTTAAATCTATTAAATCAGTTTCAAGCGTATTCACAAATGAAGATTTACCACTACCAGATATACCTACTATAGTATATATCGTATTTGGCTCAATTCCTCCCATACAGGATTTATTGAACTTTTTCCATCTTGTTGCTAAAGATTGAATTTCATGATTCTTTCTTTTGCGAATGTATTCTACTGCTTCACTCGTTGCAGTAGAAATATGACGAAATGATAGTGTTTTAGATGATGTCTGTTCCATAATTATCTGCATTAGGTTGATAATCATCTAATTTCATTTGTTCCTCAAAGGTTTCCCACTCGTGTTGAGTGAGCCATTTCCACATAGTTTTCATATAACCTATTTTGCCTGTACGCATTTTATCATCTATTTCATATCTTAAACAAGCTATGATATGTTCATGCATTGCTTTAGATTTGCCTATGATACGGTTATATTCTTTTCTACATTTGTTTACATTAGCTCTTAAAAAGCCTTTAGTCCCATCAGGACGTATAACATAAACTGGAAATTGGTCATAGAAAGCATCAAACATAGTTTTATCTTCTTTAAGAAGTTCTTCTAGTTTTGATGTTTTACTTATAACTTGGTTATTTGTATTATCTATATTAATACAAATTAAACCTTGATTAGCTAACTCTTGTATTTCTTCTTCATTAACTAGGCTGAGAAGTTTCTGAATGTCTTGATTGATTACTTTGATATCACTCAATACAAGTGTTAGGAATACTAATTGATTAATAGATATGTTTGGTATTCTATCTAAGATAGAAGTGTCTATTTCTAAAATCATATTCTCATATATTATATGAGCATATAGTTCTTTGAAATTTATTTGGTAGCCTTTGTTAATCCCATAGGCTCAATTGTAATGGTTTTAATTCTCTGATTATCTTATAGGCTTCGTATATATAATACCTATAATTAATCTTCCGTTCCTCAATCGGTTTGTCATCAAATTTATTTAAAAGAGTAACACCAGATGCAGTAAGCATATTCTGATACTGCCTTGCAGAAGCCTTATATTTACGTTCTCCTACATATGGCTCAGTATATGTTATAATTTCACCTTCTTTATGACCAGTATCTTTCCATTTCCACAAGTATCCACCATTAGTAGATGCGTAGAAACGATTAGTTCTTTGTTGCTCTTTGTTCATGTATTCAACATGCCATTGTTTACCAGTCTTCTCAGACATTAAGAATTTACGTATATCCTTACATCCTCTTATAGTATCTTCAACTGGTACTTTATCTACAAAGTATCTTATTATAGCTTCAGGAATTATCTTTGCAGATAAACCTTTACCTAATAATACTTCAGTAATGAACATTCCTTTTGTTTTAATTAAATTAGGATTTTTAGTTTTGCTGTATCCTTCTTTAACTGCAATATAGTCATTAATTGCATATTGATACATAGCTTCAAAACGATCTTCTTCTAGAGTAAGTCTAGTAAGCTGTTCCCATTCTCGACAAATATTGTTTGCTTTAGAATATATCTCTTTCTTTAGTAAAACAAAGAGGCCATCAGTATTTGCCTGGATGATTCGGCATCCTATTTGAGTAAGCTTTTCGGCTAGCATCAATAATAATAATTGTCCATTTATTCTAATTTGCATTACAGCAAACGGACTATAACAAAAATTGTGTTCATTTTGCAGATTCCCTGACAAACCATTTAATGCTAATTTTAATGTCTCATTCTTTACTTTATCTCCATTATGTTTGGCTTCTATTCTTTCGTCTTTAATTTTAGAATATACTTCTAAGAATTCTGGACCTAAGTGTTTAGGATAAAACCCATATTCTATTAACATACTTGGATATAGTGACGCGCAAATTTATTCTGACTATATCTTAATTTGACATTTCGTCCATACATAACCATACATACTAGGTTTTTCACCTGAACATACAGCATATATATTATGTACTTTATATGTAGGATTCTCCTTTATTATATCTTTAACTCTATCCCACTCTCTTACTAATTTACCGTCTTTAGTAAATTGCTTGATTGTGTATTTTGTTAAAGACTTAGATACTTTATCTGCCATTATGTTTTTCTTCTCTGGATTTTCTTTCCAAAATTTAGAAGACATTTTACCTATTTTTATTCTCTCATTTATATTTGAGAAACGCTTAATTTGAGCTTCTGAATATTTCTTTTTAGTTTCTTCTAATGGTATCATACCTTTCTTAGAATTATCTCTTCTAAGATTATATCCTTTATCTCTATTAATCGTATCAAATAACTCTATATAATAGCATTCTTTATCTTTTAAATTTTCTGTAGTATATTCTAATACTATATAATCAAAATTATCAGCTCCATATTTGTGCCAATCATCTATTAAATAAGAATTATCTTGTTTTATATTCTTTTTATTTAATATAGATTTATGATTATTTATTCTAGAATATATATTACTACTACATCCTATATATTGCTTTCCGTTTATAGCACAGATTATACTATAAATACCTGATTTTTTCCAATCTATACGTCTTCCTTTCATGTTCTTAGGTTTTCTTTATAAAACGTATAAAAGGATAAAAGGTTGTCAAATTCCTCGCTTTTCGTACAATTTTGTACTACTCCATCACTGGATAGTCGATGAACCTTCATCCTAATAGGATGCTTGGCTGCGGATTGATCAAATTATTATGATTTTACTATATCTTAAGCGTTATCTTAAGCGCTACTTGCTATATTACTATGCAATGCAGTTATAATAATTTAGCGATTGTTCCCGCAATTAACGAGGTTACGATGCCGCTTTTGTCAACATCAATATCAATTAACATTTCATCTTCTTTAGGAATAATGATTTCAGGATCATTTTTAGAATGAATTCCTCCTACTCCTACAGTATAGCGTAAACCATTAAATATAAAGTTATTTTCATATCCTTTTCTACCTGGAGAAACTATCTGACTTTTCATATCATCTAATACTCTCTGTAAAATAGGACTATCATACTTAATAAATGGTAATATTACATCCTTTAAAGGAATATAATCCATTGGAGACCTTAATCCTTCAATATCCCACCAGGTTAATCCTGTTTTCTCAAGATATTTTTGAGTTAAGATTTTCATCCCAATATTTACACCATCTTTACTAAGTACTCTTACTCCATATTCGTCTTCAATAGCTATACGTAAATTAATACTTTCCTTACATCTATTTAAAAGCTCTGTAGTAGACTCAATATCATTTATATTGTAGTCTATCATTTCGTCAAAATCTTCTAATGGAAGAGGTTTACTCCAATCACATACAAATTCTTGTACATTTGGGTATTGCATAGTTACCTGAATTTCTTTCAAACCTACTCTAAGTTTATTAGAGTAAAGCATAGTAAGAATATCAAAAGTATCAAACCATATTTGATACTTCCAATGTTTCCAGGCATCTATATTATCCTCAGTAGAAGTAGTAATAGTCTTACTTAGATTAAAGATAGAATTACATATAGTAGCTACATTATAGCTTATAAGTCTATCTTCATACTCTATAATATAATTTATTATAGGATTATCATAATGTAGATTATTATATCCACAAAAGATAATATCTGAATCTATCACTAATTCTGTTCCATAGAAGTCCCCCCATTTTATATAGGAATTGACTTGTTTAAAGAACTTAACTAATTCTCTTAGTTGGTTCTTTCTTTCAGAGATTTCAAATTTATATATTTCTTCTGTTTCTGTATTTTTAACAGAACAATGGAAAATATTCTGAAATACCTCAATATCATATACATAGACTTTTTTGTTACGTATAATCATATTTAGAATATTTGGTTAGATTCCATAGTCAGGCTCGAACTGACACAAATCACACAGACTTACATTTTGCTGCGGCTCTACCCCTTTTTGAGCTATATGGAATTCCATAGAATATTACACTGCTATTTTATTGATAACAGGTTTTATAGATTTTCTAAAGTAAGCTCTACGGTCACTTACTTTACTTTTTCCTTTGCAACCTCCTACATGTTGCTTTCTGTTCTTATCTCTTCCTACATAGAATTGTAAGAATTTCAAGGGACATTTAGATTTCTCTAAATGAAGCCTTGCTTCTTTTTGTTTTGCTAATTTCTTAGCTTTCAGTTCTTTAATGTGCTCTCTTTTATTTGCACGTAATTCTTTCAATCTAGGACTTGACCAATTTTCAGGACTTTTGTCCTTATTTGTTTCCTTGTCTAGCTTGCTCTGAGCTAAACGTAAATCACGTTCAATTTGTCTACCTTTATGTCTTATTCTTTTAGCTTCAGCTAATTTCCACTCTGTATAATTTTGTTTTTCCATAATTTTGATAATTTAGAAAGTTAATTATTTAAAACCAATTTTGTTTCTATTTATATCAATTTCTTTTTTTAAAGTATGAACTATAACTACACTATCTCCCCAAAATAAAGCTTTTTGCACTCTATATTCAAATTTTGAATTACTTTCAAAGAAACCTTTTCTTAAATAGATAATAAATTGTTCTTCTTTTGGATGTTCTACTGTCATATTTATTATGCTGCTAATAATGATTTACCATCATAGTAAATTATATTATTATCTCCTTCAATATCTTGTACTGTTATACCGGCAAATGAAGAATCGTTATGATACTGTTTAGCTTCTTTAGCTACTTTCTTTTTCGCCTCATCTCTAGTAGAAGCTGTAAGATAGTCGGTTTTGAAGTCATAAGTACGTTTATCGTCGTCACTTCTTCTTCGATTTATTGTATACTTAAACTTTCGTTCTTTAGGCTTCTCTTTAACAGCTAATTCAGCTGCTGTAAAGCCTTTTTGTTTACCTGCTTTAATAGGTAAAGGTTTATACTTTAAAGCCTCCATACGAGCTTCTTTCGCTGCTTTCTGTTGAGTAAATAGCTCTTTCCATTCAGCTTTAGTACGCTCTTTCGGTTTAGGAGATTTAGCAAAAAGAGAGTTCTTTACTATTCTAGTAAATTTCTTCTTTTCTTTACGTGTGTAGTGGATAGTTGGATCATAGCCTGCTTTCATAAGAATATTTTTTATTCGTTCTTTCTTAGATTGTTTAACGGCCTTGTTTTCTTCCATAGCTTCTTTTGCTATCTTAGTAGGCTGTTGTTTATTCTTAGAACTCCAGGAGTTCCAATTTACTGTTTTCCCATCTTTTACTTCAGTAACTAAAGACGGACCGATCTCGAAATCTCTAGTAGTTTCTGCTGGACAATGTTTCTTTATATATTCTCCATTTATTACTATTCTAGGATAATTACGCTTTTTAGCTTTAGCTGATCGTTTAGCATTTCTTACTGTTTGTTTGCTTACTCTATATTGTTTATTCTTTTTCATAATTTTGATAATTTTAAAGGGTTAATACTAAGAAAGGGAAGGGGAGTAAACTCCCCTAAGCCTTTCGATAATTTGATTAAAAATGGTAAATATCTTTTTTCCTTTTTTAAGCTGCAATAGATAGAGGAGCTTCTTCAAGGCTTAGTTCAGCCTTATTATTAAACTCTTCAATTTCTTTGTTAAGTTTGTTAATCTCTAACTGAAGTTTATTCTTCAAACTATTAATATAGTCTGAAGTCAATTCTTCAGTAGTGTTAAGATTTTTCTTTCCTTTTGAACGCTTAAGCTTAGGATCTAAGGTCTTAATTTTGCTCAAATGGAACAACTGCTCCTGCTTTTCACTCAAAGTAAATATAGCAAGATAGTTATTTGTTGTAGGTAATTCTGAGAACTTCTTATATCCCATATTGATACACTGTAAATACAGTTTCAATAGGATTCGTTCATCAGCCTTAGCTTGGATTTCATTAAGTAACTGTTTTAAGTCAAAATTACGAGTAGCACCTTTAGGGATGATATTCTCGTTCTTAATGATATTCCAATATTTAGTAATTTCATTACTAAGTTCTTTACGATGTGTAATAATATATTTAGATGTAATTGATTTCATGTTCAAGTTGATTTTTTAAAAGTTAATACTTGACCAAATTACGTCTACTAGTAGTAGTACTGGTGGGACTCGAACCCACAACTCTCAACTTAGAAGGTTGATGTTCTATCCAGTTGAACTACAGCACTGTATATTTAAACAGGGCCAATTCACCCTGTGAAAATATGTTGTTTTACAATAATATTCCAATTCAAATATTATATCTCTTTAACCTTGCCTAGTCGTACTGGTACGATTACGCCTGGTCTTATTTCAATACCGGCAAATCCAAATATGTTGTCAGAGACAACAAGTTTGCCAGTTAGACCTTTCTCTTTTGCGAATTTTTCAATAGCTTCTTTATTGATATACTTTGAGTGCAGCTCTCCGCTCGAAGCATTCCTCATACTATCAAATAAAATATCTACAACACAATCGAGATCCTTATTTTTAATTGCTTCTTTCAGTAATGCTTGTGTAATACCGTCAAAAGCTACATCATTTCTAGTTCCTCCGGAACCAGTTATTGCATCTGCAATACGTATTGCTACATCTAAAAGACTTACCGATTCATAAGTATTTAAAAGTCGTTGCCACCATAAAGGTCCTTTGCCATAGTAAAAGAAGACCTGACCATCCTCTCTTACAGAAACAGCATTAGGAGTTACTTTAGTGCTTCCGTCCCAACTCTGAACTTTAGCTAGTATAGTAGGTTCGACGCAAATAAGTAGTCGCAGAAGCTCTATTCTTACTTTAGAAATTCTGCTCATAGTATTGCTTATTCAGTAGTTTCTTCAAGATTTACCTGAAGTGTTACTTCCGTTTCATCAGTAACTACACCACACTGCCGTTGATACTCCAACTGCATACGGTCAGACTGATCCATCATATCTCGTACAGTTTCGCTAAGTCGAATGAACTTACGAGACAGTTCCTCATAGAAGTTGAGGATACCCTTGTTATGTATCTTCAACATATCGTTTAGCATAGGTAATTCCTCTGCTGCAAAGAACATCGGTTTGCTGTTCTTCTTACCAATACGTTCGATACATTCAGCCACGCTCTTCCGGTCTGCCTTACTGAAATCAGGCTTGACTAACGGGAATACAAGATTCGGGTCGTTGTCATCCGGGTTCAGCATGATTTTCGGTTCACCGTCTAAGTCCTTAGCAATGAACTTGACATCTAAAATGTCAATAGCCTTAACAATGAATACATTTACTTCCTTCCGTAAAGTATTCTTGTCATTGAGCACATCTTCCTTCCACTTAAGGTCAGGATTTGTTGCTACTACAGTATAGATCTGTTCACCAAAGAACCGTCCATACTCTTTTGCAGTTGCCCGATAACGAGCCATAACTTGAGCAGCAGTGCTCTGAGTTCCTACTAATGCACCAATAGTCGGTGCTACGCTACTTTTATCCATAAGAATGTTTCCTTTTTGAGTCCGTGCTTGATTTCACCAATACGAAACTCTCTTAATTTTTAATTAATACTTTGTTAATGCTCTCCACCTTTCGATTATTTGTAATACTAAAGTATGCGTCTTATATCATACCGCTTTACTAAGCTTTGAAAATTTTAGTAGTGAATTCAATCACATAATCTACTTGGCTTACTTTGAAAATAAATTGAAAATAATTTATGAGAAATACTCTGAGAGTTACTTCTGATAATACTTTGGTAATTTAAGTTTATCGTACTTCAACGGATAAGATTCGATTTATACGATGCTTACCGCACCCATCACCCTACTTTATATTATGTTCTCTTGCATAAGTATTGTACAAGCATAATATATCGAACTCTTTCATCAGCAACTGGTATGCCTAGGAGTAATTAAGGATTACAACATTCTAAGCGAATGAGGGTCGTTTCTGTCGAGAAACGTTACTAAAACACTACAAGCTGTCTAATTTTTCAAGACACCCACTTGACCTCTCGGATTTCTTATTTATACTACACGAATACGAGGATTTCCACCTCTCATCAGCATCACAAATACCGGTACTATCTCTGCTATTGCACGAGAAACCTGAACATATAGACAGTATGCTCTTATATTTACTACTTTAAATCTGAATCAGCGTTCTTCATACATACTAGGTTGCAATCAGTACTTTACGAAGTGTCAATGTCAGCGATAACGGTTGGTAGTCGGGGTGGTGATCTGTCTACTTACACTATCCTTACAACAGTAGTCTTAGCGTTTACAGTTCCATTGAACTTCCCATTTTATTAAAGATTAAACAATTAAAGCTCATTTATTCATAGCTGGCTTTATTCAGCGTAAATACATAAGTAAATATAGTATAACATCTTATACTCATAACCTAATGACATAGTCTTCTGTATTTCCTTAGTTTATGTACGACTATTAATAACAATAATTCTGGCGTGAACTACGTTACATCAAGAAGAAGTTTACATGTCTTGAAACTTATAAGCTCTGCCGTTTTTTAGTAGGTGTTTTCCCTGCATCACCTTAGTTTTATTTTTACCACATAATATGACTTGCTAAAGGTCACTGTATCTAGAATCAGGGTTATAGCGCCCTCAAACCGCTCGACGAGTCTGTTGCTCCGTAATCATTCCTCATTCAATTATACTCACACGAACGACCAAGCACGTGAGTCACTTTAGACTTGAAAGACTGTATCAATCTCATATACATCACTCCTACTTCATCCTTGGAACATTGCGTATCCACCTTCACGAGGACCCTATTTACCATAAGGCACAGAATTGGCTTCTGCTCCACGATAATCAGTCAAGTTTACATAGTGTGTACCATAACACGGTTATCCTTACATTAGTATCAGTAATTTACTACCTTCATAAGTACAAGTTCCAATATCCACAATTGCATATTGCATCACAGCTGATGTGTACTGAACACTATAGTTAGCAATACTATTTTTCCTTTCTGGGTGCATAGTTGCACTTTTGTTAACCGATTTTGGAGACCGGTGATCGCGTTATATGCTATCTCTTTTTTTCCATGAGTTGGCTGCTTTCTTTAGGTGAAACTAACCTTGCCTCTCGGCTTCACTTATTCTTTCCAAAGGAATAAGTCAGGAACCGTATTGCCCCTGTTTCAGCGTCGTGTTTATACTCCTTATTGATTCTGATTTTGATAATCTAAAACGAGTAATTGTAGAAGATTTCGTTCTCCTTGCTTTGATTTATAATTCTGCATTAGCGGTACTGTTTGCAGTAATTAAGAGTATTTAGTATTCACCAGACGGTTCTCAATACCTAATGAGGATTAAGCACTCTGATCCCCTGCTATCCGTTTTTCAGACGTTTTAGCCTAATATCCTACCTTTTGAGTGATCTCACTGTTTTAGCAGCTAACATATTCTCGGATTCTGTACTTTTTTCGGGCCAGCAGAAATGACTACAGCTCCCTAACACGGCGCGACTTGTACTATTATGTACCTCGCATGACTTCCGCTGGAGTGATTCACGCTACAGTTTTACTCCTCTCGAACTATGACATAATTATAGGTTTTTTAAGTGGTTATTGTCATTAACTATTTTCCACTGAGCTTTTCTATTCAGCTACATTTTCATTATGTTCTGGTTCTAACATAGTAATTTTACCTGTACTCAGGCAGATTGTTGCAACAATCTTCTTACCTTTACAAATATCTACGAATTTGTTTTTTACATCACTACTACTGATATAATCAACTGGTTCCATAATACTTGCGTTAAATCCATCCAAACATTTACAAGCATTACTTACAGACAAACGTAAGTACTTTTCAGTATATAAGCAATTAGCTATACTATCTTTAGTCTGATTATTAATAATATCAGACTGGTCTCCTTCTACTATAAAGTAAGAGGATTGAGATAAGATAGAACTAAGTTTACACCTTGCTTCTTTCATATCTTTAATGATACGCGATAATCGTATCATTTGTTTTAGTATAACTAGATTACTTACCATATGATTTTACTTTAGATAATGGAGAAATAGCTTTAACACTATCTGGCATAATCCCTACAGATTTAATATAGGGATATCCAGAAGCTACTTCTTTCTCTATTACTTTAGTTCTCCACTTAACTACTGGTTTTGGTTCACCAATAGTCTTTACATTTACAATTGCGTCTGTTGTTCCTTTCACGGATACTTCTAATGTAGATAGGTCTACTTCGACATCTATCTTATCGACAGACTTATTTTCTTCACTATTAACTATAGGAAATTTTGGCATTTCTATAGGTGAAGGAATTACAGGTGCTGCCTGTACTACTGTGACTGTCTGTTGCAGTCCAAAGCCAATTATGCAACTGGCGATGAACATGCCGACAGCCGTAATAAATCTAAAATTCATATTTGATTATGCTATTTTAGAGAATGGTTAGTCTTTATACCCTATGAATTGTAAAAATCTACGCCATGCGTTTAATTTTTTTTTCATTTGCGGGTTTGTCATCCTTTTTCTCCGGACTTTTTTCCGGGTACTCCTTCTCTACTGGAGAAGTTATTGATGACTGGCAGTACGCAGCAAGACGAGAAGCTGGGTCACGATACAGATTGATAATCTGACCAACTTTCAAGCGAAGTTCATCAGGTGTCGGACTTTCATCTTTACTGAAGAAGTTAGTCTTAACAGAACCTAACACCATTCGAGCAATCTTTCGGTCGTTCTCTAACTGATTTTTCTTAGATTCTTCTACTCCTTCAAGATTGAGTCCCCAATCTGTAAACAACTTATCAATGTACTCTTCACCTAAGTTCGAGATAACAGCCATAATAGCTTTATCTGTCTCGGGCTTCATTTCCTGATTGTCTTTCTGTCTCAATCGGAAGTTCTCGTTGATAAGTGCGCGAACAGTTTCTGCAACTTGCTCTTCACTCCATCCTGCCTTAATCAAATGATTGCGCAATACAGAGTGAGCCATACACGGAGAACCCGTCTGTGAAGTATACAGATATACTGAGCTTCCTAAGCCTTTAAGTAAGCTAACAGGATTGATGCGGCTGAAGATTTCATTCATCCAATCACCTACTGTCATCTCATCCAATGCTAACTTCTTATCAGCATTAGTTTCCTTAAGGCCTCGTAATGTACGATACCATTCTACGGTGTTAACAATATTCGTTGCTACATTTCTCTCTTTGTTGATAAGGAAAGTTAACGCTTCGTTAATTTCCTCATCTGTTGTAATCTTGTTCGGATCAAGCTCCGGTACCTTAGTAACAGTCTTACCAGCATCTTTTGCTAGTTCTTCTGGAACTTCTGACTTGTTGAAGTCAATAGCTAGTTGACCGTCATCACCTCCCGGTAAAGCTTTAGCTGGAGCTAGTTTAATACCTAGCATTTCAGCCATACCTTGCAACGGCATGAGTTGATTTGCGTCAATCATCAGTTGCAATTCACCACGTTCACCACGGTTGAATAAGTCTTGGCGAATATCAACAAGAGCAAGCAGACTTACTACATCAATTGTACGATTGATATCTGCATATACTTCCGGATAGCGTTTGGCAAGTTCTTCGTTGTTAGCGTAACGCTGCTGCATTACAAATGCTAACATAGCCTTTCCGTCTACCGATGAAGCTGTCGAACCTACAGGAATACCTGCGCCGGTTATTCCACCTACAAGTGATGTTGCGCGCTTGAGAGCTTTTTCCTCAGGAGATACTTTGGGTTTGTCTTCTGTGACTTCTTCAGGAATGATTGTTGGAGTTTTGTCCTTCTTCTGCTTTTGGGTGCTCGACTTCTGCTCCTTTTTCTGTTCCTTCTGTTCTTTCGTCTCTCCTTTCTGCTCTTTATTGGTTACTGTCTGTGCAGCTACTTGAGGCTTCTTTTCCTCTTTCTTGGTCTCTTTTGTTTCAGCTGATTTCTCAGCTTCTTTTACTTGTTGACTGTTCTTGTTGTTCTCTTTTGCTTCTGCTTTTGCAGCTGCTTTAGCTGCTTTCAATGCTGCCTTTCTTTCAGCTTTAGACATTTCTTTTTGTGCCATAATCTTGATAATTTTTTGGTGGTTAATAATGTTTTTAAATTTCAGTCGATAGAATGTTTAAAGAGGTCAACTATCATCCTCTATTGCTGGTGAGTCACGCCCGTTAGCACAGGTATTACTAATCAATGCGTCTGATAACTTTAATTTCAATTCTGACATGTTACTCACAACCCCAGATAGGCGATTGGTGGTACCTTCTGTCACTGTACGCACTAAGCTTTGTGTGCATGCGTAATTGAAGTCATCAACGGTGTTGATTAGCTGAGTAATGGAAGTATCTTGTTTGTTCATCCCTGAACGCACGATTACTTCCTTACTCAACATACCTACTAACAAGCCAGCTACGATGCAGGAGATATAAATCCACCACATCTTGTCACTGCGAAATCCTCTCGCAAAGACAAATGCTACTAATAGTAGCACAATAATCCAAATTGCTGACATGTTTGTAAAGTTTTAGTTTAACAATTGTTTTAATTTCTCTCTAGCTTTATTAAGCTGAGATTTCACTTGGCTCTCTGAGAGTCCAAGTTGTTCAGAAATCTGTTTGTAAGACATATTCTGGACAGTTCGTAGCTCGAGTATATATCGGTACTTATATCGAAGTCTATTGAAGGCATTTGTTAATCTAGTATTTGTTTCATTGAAGATATAACTATCTTCAGGTGAGTAGTCGGCCGAACTTCTCAATTGAACAGTACTAGCGTCATCATCCAGCCAATAGTTTGCATTCTCCTTTTTAGTACGTCTAATATAATCAATACTACTATTTATAGCTATAGTCTTTAACCACATCTCAAATGAGATATTGTTAATATAACTGTCTAGCTTAGAAAAAGCTTTAGTAAAAGTAACAGATAATAAATCATCTGCTGCATCTTTGTTATTTACAATACGGTATATTGTACTGTAAATAATTCGATTATACTTTTCATAAAGCTTTGTAAAGGCACTCTGTTTGCCTTCCTTCGCCTGTTTGATCAGATCGAAAAGCTGTTGTCTTTCTTCATCTGTCATAATTACGGGCTTTAGTGTGGGTTATAGTCAACCCAATGACTATAACCCTAAAATGGTAACTGTAATATATACTTACAATACCATTCATTCCATTCACTGTATAATTTACGGAAAGTATCCCAAATACATTCCATAAACTCAATTTTCAGATCACGTGTAAGAACCTCAACCGGTAATTGATTTACCATACCACAGACAATTCTAATTCTTACCTCTAGAGTAGTCTTAGAAGCTATGCCAATTTGTTGTAGTATCTGAGTATCATACCATGCTAATACTTTAGCTAATGTTTGTTTTCTGAAAAATGTGTGAAATTCTGTATCTTTTATTTCTCTGTTATATATTCTTAGAAATACATACCAGCTAGGTCTCCAATTTATCTGATTATATCTTATTGGACATTTATTCAGATAAGTATAAACAGTAATACTATTTACGACCATGACGACGCGTACTATTAGCTATTCTAAGTAATAATACATTTATTTGCGCTAAGCTCCAGTCTGTTACACTTAGAATATAAGCTTTTGTAGCTTCAATTCCTCTGCCATTTATAGACATGTCACTTATATAGCGCTCTGTAAATGCTTTCATCATATCATTGCTGATATCTGGCATTTTTGTACCACGAATAGATTGTCTATAAGGTGGTAATGGGCATACTTCTGAGTAATCATACTCGAAGAACAAGAATGCATCGGGATTATTACATACAGTTTGTATTTCAATTGAATCCTCAGATAACACTGTAAATTTACCTCTTTGAACAAGATCATTCATACGTAATGCAGAAGTAATTCTCAAACATGGTACTTCTCCAACTATATTGGCTAACAATTCAAAATGTTCTCCAATAATACGATAGATTCCAGGATGATTTAGTTTCATGACTTTTTATTTATTTCCTTTTGAAAGTTACTTACTACTCCTGATATTGCAGACATACTTAAGTCTGGATATTTATCAAGAAGTTTACTAATCGCTTCAGATTCTGAGCGAGATTTATTAAGTAGACTGATAAATTCAGTACGTTCGGCTTTAGAGTCAAACCATGCAAAGTATCTTATACGCATTGTTGTTGATAGTTTCTTGCTTTTGTTTCAAGTTCACGAAATTTCTCTTCGTCTTTAGTAGTTAAATCGCTTGCATCTATAAGATGAATGATTTCAGTACCTCTAGTTTCCCAAAAGAAATATATGTTCTTTACTTTTGAAATACCTTCTTTATAGTGATACTTATTCTTGTAACACTGAGGTACTACAGAGTTGATACGTTGTACCAGTTTTTCTTTCATTCTTAATTCCTTACTAGCCTTGTCTAAAGGTTCAGGAAGTTTTTCTCTGATAAATTTTATTAATCCCATTTCAAATTAATATTTATTGATTAAACTTAATTTAATTTGTAGTAAGTAGGTGACTCGAACACCTTATCTCTTAGTAATATCTAAGGCTTCACTACCATGCAAAGCTTACTTACTCCAGCTTTCTACGACATTAGCTTAGCCGTTGATTACTTACGCTACTAAGCGAGTGTAATCTGTTACATAACTTGTATTGCCAGTTATCTGCTTATTGACCTATTCTATTTCCTCTATTCCGCGGTCAAAACCTGTTAGCCCCTGGAGTAAGGATTCATACCTAATATTCAGGTTGCAAGGGTTTAATCCAAACGAAACTTTCTTGCATTTGTAGTGGAGCTAGTGGCTTACGATAGCCACGTCCCAACGGCGATTCAATAGACCTAACAGTCAATTAGTTTATAAGATTAATTAAAGTATAACTCGCGTGCAGAATTAAGCCATCCTTCCAGCGTTATTAACGCTGTTCACAGCACTCTCTACAGGTAGGCCTTCGTTATGTTATACAATACTCCTGCTATTTTTATAATTAATCTTATTAGTGGATATGTAGCCGACCAAAGCTACATATCCTATGGTCTTGAGAATGGTTGGTTCTCTTTATTACTGATCTTGATGATACTCGAATAATGATATATGACGAACATATATGATACAAGATACACATTATTCAGTCTGATTTGATATCTCGACTAAAGCAGTTCGGTATTATTACTAATACAGGACAATCTTATTGTCGCGATCTCAGACATATGATCAGTAGTACACAATAATTCCACACTAATGATACAAAGATACGTAGTATGACCTGTTAATTCAGGTCTTTGTGCCGTCCAATATGCTCTCGGCCCATACGGCGCTATAGATATTCCCCCATAAACACTAAACTTGTTTAGATACAAAGATACTCAAGTTTGGAATCTCTTTTATTTTAGTTTTTAGTCTGATTAACCGTTACGGCGGGAATCAAACTATTCCAGCGATAAGACCAGGAATTGGGAAAGATTTCGTCAAGCTCGTTTTGAGACTTGTCGATATCTTTGTCAATATCAATGAGGTCTTTGTCAAACTGCTTCTTCAGTGCCGGAGCTTCATCATTCCAGGCCGTAACTGGCTTCTTACCACTCTTCACTTCTTCTGCGAGATTGTGCAAATCCTTCATATAGGTCTTCATTCTCTGGTTTACGCGGTTACTACGGCGTAACTGCAATGCTGCGGATTTCTCAGTGTACTCACACTTTTGAACCACGTTGATGAGTTCGTTCGTAAGTTTTTCCTTACGGCGCTCGGCAATCTTTTCAGCTGCTTTCTTTACTACGTCATCGGTTACTTTGTTCGCATTAGAGATAGACTCTTGAATGTCATCACTCTCGTTGTTTACATCAAAGATGTTCAATTTGTTTACTTCTGCCATTTTGATAAAATTTTAGATGTTTGATACTATAGTTATTAATCACGAAATAATTTCTATGAAATTACATTTTTTAAAATATCTTTCTCTAGCTTCATATACTGCTACAGTGATATTTATAGGATAGACTTCTATTGGTCTATATTTCTGTTTCTCACACCAATACATTGCTGCTTCAGTTGTGAGCTTCCCAAAGTAAGCTACAGCTCTAATTCTTTCTTGAATGTTTTCTGTAGTATTTATTTTAACTAAGGGATTGGTTGATCTACCCATTGTGCAAAGATTCTCTACGTTCTTTGTTTAGCCTAATTTTGCGTTGACGATAACTTTCTCTCTCGCCTGCTTTTATAAGCTTACGGTTATTGTATGATTCTTTGCGCTTGTTAGTATTTTGTGATATCAAGATAAGATATCTACTAACACGATTTTCTTCTGCTTTTAACTCATTTTTGAGTTTGTTAGCAGCTTCTTCACATATTTCTATGTAGTCCTTTCTAGGATTTTTCTCTAGTTTTTCTAGTCTGATATATTCCTCTAGGACTTTTATTCTTTTAGTCTTACTCATTTTTAATAATTTTAAGATTAAAAAAGAACTATCTTACTTATTTGTATATCTTATTCGTAAGTAACCCATATCCTTCTTCTGACCTAAGCATTTTGCTTGGTTGACCGTTGTATAGTCCATTGTACTCTAGAATAGCTGTTTAGCAACAGCTAAACTTCCATTAGGGCTCTGGTTATAAATAGTTCTAGGTTGACTGAAATCCACCATACTAACAATTTAAATTAGTAATATATAACAGCGGGCGGATACTCTGGCGGAATATCCTCCTTGGACTGTTCAAGTTGCATTCTGAGTTTACACTCATGAGTACATTCACTACAGTTAATTTTATTGTTAAGTGTAGGACAATCATTTATAACATTTTGAAATAATGATGCTACTTTAGTCATTCGCTTAGCTAATTGTTCAGCAAAAGATATAGCTTTTATATTCAGTTCATGTATTAATTGCTCATCTTCATTTACTTCCATGACTTCTTTCGATTGTAAGGCTCCATTTTCTTATGCTTAGGCTTCTTTTTGAAGTCTTTCTGCTGATTTTCGTATTCTCTTTCTGTTCTTGCCATAACTAGTACAGTTTGAGAATGGAATCAAAACCTTTGATTATCTCGGGAAGCTTTGATAAGCCGTAGTTGTGCAACACTACTTTTACCTTAGAAGCTGAACTTTCTGGAGTATTGATAATAATACGTAATACTCTAGTTGTAGCCTGGTCTTCTTTGTTAAGAAGATATTTCAGTAATTCCTTACGGAATACTTCTTCACTCATCAATGATGGAGTTCCAATTTCATTGATGATATTGCTACAAAGTTCACTTACAGCCTTTACAGTAGTTGATATAGAAGCTTTGTTAGTATTTGCTACAGGAGTTATTACTTTCTGTAATAAAGCCTCAGATACTTCTTTATCATCTAATACAGCAGCAGAGATATCTTCAATCTTTGCACTTGTATTATTGAACACTAGTTCAGCCATTCTTCTTACGATTTCATCATAATTCTTCTCAGGAGCTTCTCCATGGAAGGTAATAATAATTGCTTTCATTTTACTTTGATAGTTAATTAATAGTTATTTTAACTGTTATTGCGTATTCACCTAATTCAATATGAATAGCATCAGTAGGTAATTTACTGATAATAGGTAGTGGTGGATCTACTTTAATATTCATATCTGGATGAGATTTACACAGAGTTCTTGCTTTACTTAAGGGTATACCTAATATTTTAGTACAAGCAAGCAAATTTGCTAAATAATGGTCTGTACCGAATTCTATTTCAGTAAGTTTACGACCTTCTTCTACTTTAATACGAGGCATTAGTTCCCTCCTTTGTTAATTTCTTTTTCATATTACTTAATGTTTTAAATTGTTAATATTATTGACGACGACCAGGATACTCTGGATTTTGTTTTAAGTTAGTATCAACTTTGTTTTCGTTCTTTCTTAGAATAAATAGTATCTATTCTAATCGCATTTGTTAATAATAAGATAACAACACTTTGTTTCTATGACTCTCGCTATAGTTTTAACTCATAAGCAGGATTGCTGTCAAACTTTCCTTATTGGAGTACCTGATTTTAACGTCTGCACGATTATAAATACAAATACGAGTATCTCGGATATTACCCGCTATTGCCGTATTCAAGGGAATAATATACGATATGCATTTACTTACGCCCCACAGGTTTGTCATCTTCTGAAGATGTATACTCTATCTTCACAGACTGAGTATACTCAAAGATACTACTATTAAAGATGATTTAGTTATTTTATTCTCTCTTTACAAAAGTAGTATCTTTAGTATTGTCATAAGTGTTAGACAATTTATCTAATGAGTCTTTATAGTGTTGACTTCTGGCTCCGCTCATTACTTTATTATAAGTGCTTCTGTTCGATTCATATATAGTCACAATGTCACTATTAGACAATGAAGTTCCATGTTGCCTTAGTATATCTATTAAGACAACGTCTGGCATTGTAAGAAATACACTGTCTATGTGCATGTAACGTTTTGTGTCCTCTCGAAACTGAAGAACTTCCTGTATTGTAGGTACAACTTCAGTATAAGCTGTGTCAGCACAAACTTGTTCTACATTATCCTTTTCAGGATTGATGAGATTGTCAACTTTATCGTGACAGATAAAGGTTAGTGCGCTAGCAACTAACATTCCTAATAGAATTAGGATTGTTGCTAAACTCCAGGCTATTGCTGAGCCTCTTCCTCTTGGAGAATTTTGTAATTCATTTTCCATTTTTTGATAAATGTTTTAATAGTTAATAAATATGAGAACTTAATCTATACCAAATATATATTTCATATACAATGGTTTAAATGTTTTAGCTGCGTATTCTGCTGCATCTCTGTTAATGAATTGTAGATGATTACCGACATCAGCATAGGCAGAACTAACGCCAAGGTTAGAATCCAGATTGAATAAACCTGCATAAGAACCTTTTTCAATTTTATCCCAATCAATATACCACCAATTGTACCATGTTTCGATTGGTTTGTTTTGTTGGTAGACTGGTATCCACGGTTTGTTTCCATTAGCAATAAAGTTAATTGCTTCAGTGATAGTACTCAGCATGATGTGTAACACAATATGCTCATCTAATTTCCTGCGCTTATCAATAGGTTTCTTACCTAATACAGCACAAGCACTTTTGTAATCTGTTACTTGTTCAAACATTTCTTATGAATTTTACGGTTTTGTTTGTAATTGTAAAGTTTCTGCGAAATAATTCTATATCTTCTTCAGGTATATTAACTACTTGTCTTAGAAAATCTCTTTTTAAATTGAGTTCTTCTTCTAAGTTCTTAGCTTTGCCTAAATAATAATATCTACCTTTATAGTGTGCTCTAACTTTCTTCATTTTATAGTATCTCCTACAAAATAAGTATTATAATATAGATAATCTCTAACATATACCTCTTTAGTCTTTTTACTAAAAGGGTTCATGAGTTCTAACACATAAGTGTCTGAGTTCCGTACGTACTTATTAGTTACAATATAGTTTTTATATTGTGCTTTAAGTTCTACATAATTATAATAATCATAGTCTGCACAATATTTACTTATTGATACTGTTGCTATTAATATTATAATTAATGCAATTAAAAATTCACTGATACTTGTGAGTATACTATTTGAATAACTTCTTCTGATTGTCATACTATGCTATTCTGATATATACTCTAGTAGGTTCGTTATCTTCCCATTTTATATTAGGGAAAGCTTCTTTTGGGAGTACTAGACTATTGAACGTATTTAAATTTATCCAGTAAGATTTACGCTTTTTTGGTTTTTCACAGAACAAAAATAACGCTCCATTTTTTTCTCTTGCTACCCGTGCTCGAATTGATTTCTTTGCTCTCATAATTATTGTTTTTAAGTTAATGAATGTACTCAGAGTGGGAATCGAACCCACAAGCTCTATGAGCGTCACTGTTTAAGAGTGATGCGTCTACCAATTTCGCCATCTGAGCATTGTTAATAAAAAGTAAGACATTAGTTTTCATAGGTACAAACTGGAAGATTCATTTAACCTATTACTTAACACACTCGCCACGTGAAGGCTGCCTTATGAGTGCAACTAGTATACCTATATTCACATATAAACATACTAGCAATACTACTCTTAGTATTCCACAAATCCATATTAAGCTAACGGAACATGAGTTGAGGACTATCCTACGCTTAGGACTAATAAGTATAACATGATTCAGAAGTTCACTATTGCATTAGTATATGGAAGATTGTTATACTGCATGATTTTAAAGTCTGCACTAATACTACTATAACCGACTCCTTGTACTAATAAAAATTAGTCCGTCTCCTTGTTTATAGATAGATATAAGCCCCACATGCTTGTCAAGGATTCTCACCTTTTTAATATTTTAATATCTCCAGCACTTTCTATTAATAACAAAAACGTAGGAATTGGCCAGATAATTATAAAAAATGGGCATAGTAATATATCTCTTAAGGTTATCTCTTTACATTCATTATAATGATAGATTAAATCTATAATGTCAAATAGTATACCTAAAAGGATATAAATACAAAATACTTTTGTTTCCATATAATTGATTTATTTGTTAGTTAATGCATAGAAAAAATAATAGAGTAAGCGCATTAATATAGTTATGGAAAACACCACTATAAGCTATGCTAAGAGCTGTCTGATATAAGACCTCATTTTCTCTTACTCTATAAATACTTTAGTTCTAACGCCTCTGCGCCTTCATACTACGTTTCTGGAACGTCGTAACGCCTCAATTAGGGAGATATACATCATACACGAGTTTTCATATATCATTGTGTTGATATAATAGTTAGAATGCTAAAGTATTGACACTTATTGTTCAGTTAGTGTTAGACTGTCAAGCACCTCATTAAGCCTATCGAGGTAATAGCTTATTCCCATCTATACTTGCTTTGGTTAGTTGCTACAAAGGGTGCACTCACAGCGAACCTAACTGTGCCCTTACCACGTGGTTTTACTATTATAACCTATTTGTGCATAATAAATTATAATAGCTTCTTTGACTCTGCATTCTGTCGGGCTTGTCACCGGCACTCGGCTGCATTAAGAAAAGAAGTATAATAATATAGTCCTTAGCGCTACCTAAGTCTTTATAAGGGCATACCTAACTTATATTATTATACTTTAACGTGGTTAAGCTATGTTTCACAACATATGAAGATAATTTGCATTTCATAGAATAATTACTTTGCGGAAATATACTTATGCTTTAATTACAATATATCTGTTACTATTACGAGCCTAATCCTGGTTACTATTTCAAATGTAGATTGAAGTAAGCTGTTTTTATCCATATGATTATTTTATTTAGTTAATGATTAAATTGCATTTTACACCTAAAACTTCACGAGCAGCAACTCACACTTTTTAGTAGTTTGCGCGCATTTTATAGTGAAGAAACTGGTGCCCTCAATGTCTTGGGATTGTTACACAACTCCGTAGCTTACGCTACTCCGAAGTTATTGAGTTTTTTAAAGTAACAGACTATTATTTCTCCGGTCTGTCAGCAGATACTTGTATAATGCGTGATACGGGTTAATAAGTTAATGGTTGAGCTCCTTGTGGTGCTTGTGTGAAGGTTGGTTGTTGACCTTGTGCTGTAGGAGCTGGAGCTGGTTGTACTACTTGACCTCCAATTATTTCAGGTTCTGGAGTAGTTGATATAAGCTGAGGAGCTTTGTCTTCTTCAGCTGGTACACAATAAGCACCGAATGCTCTTTGTCCTACTTCTTCAGGAGAACCTCCACGTATCCATTGTTTTTCTCCGAATTCGTCAATATAATATTGACAGAATATTCGTAGTGTAGTGTAAAGAATAGGTTTTCCACCTTTCGTTACGAGCGAACCAGCTTTGATTGCTTCTCTTGCTGGTCGATTTGCTGTTGCAGGTTGAGCTGGATGGTCTGACAGATGTTGTTTGTAGAACTTCTGTGGTGGACACCAGTCAATCCAACATCCTGTTACATACTGTAATTCTTCAGGAATTGGTTGGTCTGCTTGTGCTGTTCCTCCATGTTGAATTGACAACAATGGAGTAAGTATATTCACAATGGGTTGAATGAAACAAGTAAATGTTTGCATGTCTTCCCATGGACACAAGGTATTTTGAAGTTTAGCTACTAAATACTTAGTGCCTGCATTCTGCTTACCTTGTTCAACTGTTTTGATTAACGGTTCGATTAATTTATAACGTGCCATGACATGATGCACTTAACCTGTACAGTGCTTAGGTTTTTGGTGATTTGTAAATTATAGCTATATATTACTTGATGAGGTAATACATTGAAAATGGGAGAAGTGGAAGAATGTGGGTGGATGATGTATTATCACCCATTCACTCAAACAATGGCAAACACTATGAATTCCTTCTCGCTTCCCCCAATGGCTGGCAGCTGTGCCTGATTTGCTTCCTGTGCGCAGCCTTTGTGTTAATACTGAGTACTGTGTACTATGTAGTTGCATGCATTCACAATCCGTAGCGTTTAAATAGTTCTACTTTCCTACGTAATTCCACATTAGTACATGTGAACATTGCGTAGCTTTCTGTAACAGTCTCACTGTCATAATCATCAGGATGTGAGATTACTTTGAATGACTCTTTAAGAGTAATCCAATCGTGTGCAAATACCTTCCTATAAGGATAGAAAGACAACATAATAAGCCAATAGCCAATATACAATTTGATTTTGTTAAGCATATTTATAAAGTTTTAAGTTGATAATCAAAGCAAATAAGGGCTATTACAGCCCTTATATTAATCCCAATTGAACCATGCATCAGCATAGTCTTCATCTGCATCAGATGGAGTAAATAAACAATCAGACATAATAAGTAAGATTTAGTTAATAATCCAATGATTGACAGTAGTAGCTGATTTGCTTTCTGTTGCATTTTCATAAGTAAACTCATCAAACCCTACCGGGGACTTCCCGATTTCTAACAGCGGTGGGGGATTTGTTTGTGGGTAGTCCACACACGGACATCTTCTATTAATTTTTTTTCTAAAAAAATTATAATTTTTGTTAAAATTATGTAATTATTCTTAATACTTACGTTATTAGTGATATGAATATAGAATACGAAATAATAGGCAATACCATCCCATTTGATAAATCTGCGGGAATGTATAGTAGATCTACGCATATAGGTAATGCAGATGACGGATGGTCTGAGATAGTAAAGATAGACGATAAGTATTATATGGTTCAGCAAGGATTACAAGAACACGAAGGGCATATATACATGAGTCAAGTAAAAATAATATCCATAGAAATTTTAGATTAATATGAAACTAATAGAATCTAGTGTACAGATAATTGAGGAAAAAGATCCTTATAAGATGATAGAGTTAGCAGGGAGGACGTGCTATAGGAGTGAGAATAATATAACAAAAGATAGTGCTAAAGAGTTTGTAGATCGTATGATTAAGCTTGGTCATGGAGCTATGTTAGAGCATGGTACTATTTACTTAAGAATACGTGAGACAGTTAACGGTAATATTCCACCAGCTATGCTATATTGGAGACATTTGACCAATAGTACCTACTCTAAAGTAATCTATAAAATAGAAGCTGACCATCCTTACGAAGGCAATTACGGAGTATTATACATAACTACTAACTTAAGAGTGCTAGTAGAAAATAATAGATTAGACGATTTGCAGTATCAAGTAGAACCTACAGAGTATCATGAAAAACGTATTACAGCCAGGTTTATATGTGATAGAGGAATAAGCCATGAGTTTGTTAGACATAGAGTATTTAGCTTTGCACAAGAATCTCAGAGATATTGTAACTACAATAAGGATAAATTTAATAATGAGCTTACTTTTATTAAACCTACTTGGTTAAATATACCTACTGGAGATTATACTTACTGGGATGGAGATTGGTGTGATATTGATAATATGAAGATTCAATTGCCTTCAGATAATGGTATAGCGGACAACTTTTTATGGTGCTTGAACAATGCAGGAATGCAATACAGACTACTAATAAATAAAGGATTAAAACCACAAGAAGCAAGGGCAATACTCCCTAATGCAACTAAGACAGAGTTAGTAATGACAGGTTTTGAAAGTGACTGGGAACATTTCTTTGAATTACGTTGTAGTGGTGCAGCTCATCCAGATGCTAGAAAGTTAGCTGATGAGTTAAAATCGTTAATGAATGTTAAAAACATTGAACTTAATAGCGTTAAATAATCATAAATAATGTTAATAAATGTTAAAGAAAAGGTAACATAAATAGCATATTAGACGTTTATAGGGGAGTAAGAGGGGTTAATCTACTAATATAGACTAATAAGTTCTATATCATAAGTAAGCCATATATAACTACTCCTACTCTAGATAACTAATTATACTACTTTACTTAAGATAATACATATGAATAAAGAAATTAAAGTTGATAAAGCCTACTCTGGAAAGATAATATATCACGGTAATAAACCTTATCAATTAGTACCTGAATTGCATAAAGGTATGTGTGAAGGTTGTAGTCTATATGATAGAAGCTGTCCTTCTAGAATTACTGGTTACTGTACTCAAGGTTATATACTAAAGAAAGTAATATTATGACATACCAAGAAGAAGGCTTATATCCTATATTCTTAGGTAAGAATGAATTTGCTTTAGTAACAGGTTATATGCTGAATAAAATAAATAAATACACATTAGAACACATAAATAGAAGTACAGAACTAAATCATTTTAAATACTATGAAAGAAGGAAAGAAAAATGATTTTCAAGATGGTAAGTTAAGATGGGATTTACTACCATTAGAAGAAATTGAAGACATAGTAAAGCTTTATACAGCTGGTTCTATTAAGTATGGTGATAACAACTGGCAGGGCTTAGAAAATGGTTATCAGCGTTATAAAGCGGCTATGTTAAGACACTTACTTGAGTATGAGAAGGGAAATAAGATTGATGAAGAAACTAAAGTAAATCATTTGGCTGCTGTAGCTTGGAATGCAATAGCTATGCTTTACTTAGATAAGCATGGAAAGGGAAAAGTAAATGACAATAAATGATCCAGAATTGGCAAGAATAATAAAGAATAAACTGCCTATAGATATAAATGGTAAACAGTTTATAGTAGAATCATCCAAAGGAGGTAAATGTGATGGTTGCTACTTTCAAAGTCAATTAACTTGCCCAGTTAAAGCAGTTACTTACTGTACTTCTAATGGCGGTAATATACTTAAAATAAAGCAATAAAATAAGAACCTATGACTATACTTTACGTTATAGTATTAAACTAAGTTAAAGAATATGAACGAAGATAAAGTATTAGAAACAGTTTTAGAGAAACTTAATTATACCTTCTTAAAGGATGCGTTGGTGAAGCCTTTAGATCCTATTATGGTTACTAAGGAAATTACAGAGCAAATTCCTACAGGAGAGAAGGATGAAGAAGGATATAACAAGTACGAAACAAAGACAGAAACAAAGGAAGTAGAATCTGAATGGGCTACTGGTATTGTTTTAGCTTTACCTTCCTCATACAAAGAGGAAGAGTTGACTATCGGAGATAAAGTAGTATATAATAAGAAATTTGCTAAAGACTTCGATTTGTTCAAGAATAGTCAATTAGTCAAAACCTATGACGTAATAGCAATTTGTAGATAATAAATATTTATACATATCATTGTGAATAAACCCTGGCTTCGGCTGGGGTTTTTCTTTATATATACTTTAAATGTTAACAAATGTTAAAAAGTATTAACAATTTTTTAACATAACCGTTTTAGTGATATGGAAGAAAAACAATGGTTATTAGCAATATTAATAGGTGTATTTGTATTGTGGGCCTGTAAAAAGTTAGAAAGATGAAAAATTTAAAAGTAGTAAAAGAAGACGGATTCTTTAAGAAAGGGGATATTCTTACATACGATGAAGAACTTGATGCATATACTCTTGATATTACAAGTGGTGATAAGTTCAGATCGGCTATGTTAGATCCTATAACAGCAGACGAATTAGTTGAAAAAGAAATTATGGTCAAGGTATCTTCTTCTAAAGAAATCGAAGAAACTATTAACTTCTTAAATGAGAAGATTGAAGAGTATAAACAGAATCTTAAGGACACACAAGATAAGTTTGAAAAAGGAGAAATGCAACCTTGTGTTAAGGTAGAGGCTGAGACTGTACTTTATAATTTGATTAAATTCGCAGATAACGTTAAAGCTAGATTAGAAAATGAATAAATTGGTTAAGGGAGTCTCTAAAACCGATTTATACAATGAATTTCTAAGAAGCCTTAATGGTATACTTAAGCTTACTGATAGGGAGTTAGAATTATTATCTACATTTATACAAATAGATATAAATACTCCGAAGCTCCCTAATATCAGTAAGAATGTAATTAGTACTGAAAATAGGAAGTATATTAGAAAAACGTTAGGTATTACTCCAGATAACTTGAGTAGATACATTACTAAATTTAAAAATTCTGGTATACTTGTGAAAGGTAAAATTGAAGATGAAGTAGTAGTCAATAAGGCTTTAATACCAGAAGTAATCGGTGATAGAGTACAGATAACTATAATTTTAAGATTGAATAAAGATGAAAATACAATCAACAATGCTTGAGCCTGGATCTATTATAGTTTGGAAGGATTATAGCTTACTTAAGAAAATTTGGTATAATTTCTTAAAAAGAGACCTACCTTATAATAAATTTACTCTTATTACCCAGAAGACAGAGCTTTTAAGTGTTAATGGTAACTTTGATAGTAATACTGCTATATATGAGCCTATACGTAAGTATAGTAAACTAGAATCAAATAAATTAGCTGTTATAACAGGTAGTTTAAGATATTCTAATAATTGGTTAGATATAGCTGATATTATTAATGTAATTAGACCAAATACTATAAGTGGCTCTATTACTTTAGACGAATGTAAGTATTATAGGAAAATAAGCTTTAATGAAAAATCAACCAAGTATATATACTAAGTTAAGCAATAAGTATAATTTACCTTACCATGTTATAGAAGTTATATGTAACAGCCCATTTAGATTTGCTAATGAAGCTATAACAAATATGGAAGACAAAGCTATCAGATTCACATATTTAGGTAAAATTAAGTTAAAGAAACAGTATGAAAAGAAAGATTAATAAATATGATCCTGTAATTTATCCTAGATTACTTTGGGTTACTAACCGTATTGAAGATCTGGATGAGGCATTTATATTCTGTGATATAACTGATTTCAATAAAGAAAACCCTACTACTTATAGTAACTTAATAGAAGAATATGAATCTGGTACTATCAATGCTGTAACAATACCTGTAATACATAAAAATACTGGAAAAGCTGGTGTATTAGTAGTTATACTTGGGTTAGATGATAAAGAATTATCAAATACTATACCACATGAAGCAACACATGTTACAGATTATATATTCGATAGCCTTGGGTTATCAGCAGATGTTTTCAGTAGAAATGAGTGCTATGCTTATTTACTTGGCTGGGCAGCAAGTTGCATTAGTAGCAGCGTAATTAAATTTAATAAACAATGACAAAGGAGGAAAGTATAGCAATGTGGAATATAGAAAAAAGTAATACTGACAGTTCTATATTACCAAAGAAAATGAAGAAGCTATTTAATAAAGTAGAAGAATTGATACTATCTGGAGAACTTATGTATGATCAGTTTAGTGGAGATATGTTAGATGCAGTAACAGATATGATTATAGATAATACTAACAAAGGAACTACACTTGATAGAGCAGACCAGATAGACTACTTATGTGATAAATTATATGAAAAATATACGCAGCAATATAACAACTCAGAGTCTGGAAAAGGAGATAGCGTAGTTTCAGAAGATACTACAAAAGTACAAGACTAATCCTGATTATGTAAATCCTAATATACCAAAGTAGTTGGCTGAAAGTATATTATATAGACTGAGTAAAGAATATTATTTAGGTTATAGAATTGATTAAAAATTAGACATTATGAATAAATATATTATTTCTAAAAGAAATGCTCTAGTAAAACTAGATACTGATAAATTAGACGTAGATCATATAGATCATAGCTATGATATAGATTGTATGTGGTTTATTGAAGAAGACGGCTTTATTGTAAGAGAAGGTGAGGAATATGAAGTAAAAAAAGGTGCTGTTGTTTTACTCATGTATCGTATTGGAGGCGGAGGAAAAGGAGAAATCATTATTATTAATAATAATGATTTGAGCAATTATTACGAACGTAAGAAGGAGTTTCTTGAAAAAGAGAGAAACAGAAATAGTGGGGAAGAAATATGTGATAGTTGTAAACCAGCTTGTGAATGATGGATAAATTATTAATAGATAAATACGGAGAGTGTCAGTTATATAATACTGACACAAACTCCTTAGGGGAAGTACCTAGCGGTATAGAAACTAGAGCCGCTTACTTTGCTACTGCACCTGGTCAAGCTATTACTAGTACTGAAGTAGTAGACTACTACGAAGGTGATCTAGTATTAGTCGTAGTTTACTATGGTAAGAATACTAGAACTAAGATTATTGTAGTAAGTGATGCAGTTGCTAAGGATGATATTCAAAGATGGTTTGAGGAAATAAAACAGATAGATAATGAGTAAAACGTTCTATAACCATCGCACTTGGCTTAACCCTGAAGATTCACGTTCAACTGGTAGTATAGTATGTTTTGATGGTGAAACTGAATTTGCAGAAGGATTGGATAGAGATTCATTTATAGAAATAGCAGATTGCCACGGAAAAGTACGACTTCATAAGTCAAGTGATGATAGTGTGACTGAGTTTATACAGAAACTATCTGTAATGTGCAATGAAATAGACTGTTTTATTAAACACCTTAAAACTAAATTAATAGATAATGAGACTGTTTGATATTCAGGGTGGCAAGATTATTATACATCCAGATGCTTTAGGTATTCCATGCTTTAAAAGAGTATGGGATGCCGATAAGGCATAGGATAAAGAGCGTGCGAATAGGATAATTAGTTATATAGTACTAATGAATAAATGGGATAGCCCATATGTTCAGAGTATGGAAGCTGATACTAGAGAATCCAAATTGAAAAAGGAAATATTTGGTGATGAAAACTACCAACTTACTGCTGAAGAAACTAGCTGTGAGAACGACTATAAGGCATTCTGCTATACTCGTACATTGGAGATGCTTGATAACATGAGGCTTAAGTTAGACAGTATTAGTAAGTATTATAAGGAATCCCTTGACGATACTTTAGATGAAAAGAAAATTAAAGACTTATTAGCTGGTATGACATCAGTAGGCAATGTACTTAAAAGCATTGATACTTTAGAGAATATGGTTAAGTCTGAAGAAGTAGCTATGGGTAAAGTTAAAGGTGATGCTAAGGTTAATCCTTATGAGTTGGTAAGATAATACATTAATTTATAACCTAAATTAAACAATACGTTTTAACAGTAAATTGAACAAATTATGAGAACAAAATTGATTATTACTCTTGATCTTACTAAAGACGCAGTAGATTTCTGGGAACAGATTAAAGAAGTAGATACTGTATTATGTAAAGTAGTAGCTAAGAAACCTTGGTATAAAAGACTATTTAGCTGGTTCTAAATACATTTGCCATACGTAGAGGCAATTAAAATATATCTACGTGCACGGCGCGTGATGTACGATTGCATGGACTGTCTCTAAAACAGTGTGGCCTCTGAAGCCGACCGGGTGGGTTTGACTCCTACCGCGCCGACCAATAATATAAGTAGTTTATCGGAAAAACTGTAATGTAGTATATTCAAACTGCACATTAAATACTAAAGGATTTGGGCGCAGAAGTGCGATCCGTACTGGTAAACTACTTAAAATATTGAAGCTTTTGAGGAGCAACGTAACTTCCTAAGTCACTTACTATCTGATCAATAGTAAATACAGCTAATGAAGGACTGGATCGTAAGCCAGCGTGTTAGACAGGTGTCACGTATAAGCCTGTGTACTGCGGATTGGAGAAAAGGCATCTCGTATGACTCATAATCATAAGTTCCCGTTCGAGTCGTGGGTCCGCAACATATGTTAAACATGTTTTTTAAATGAAGAAGGGGGTTCGTTGTGAAACGCACCCCTTTTAAATATAAAGCGTACTAATATGGATAAACTTAGAGGTAAGAATGTAACTTTTTTTATGCAGGACGAACTTGATGAGTATTCAATTAATCTGGAAATGTGGAATATGGCGTTGGGAGAATTAGAGAAACAAAACAGGAAAACTATAAAAGAAGCTTTAAATAATCTCATCAAATAGTAAGAACAAGAATGGTAGACTTCAATAAGAAGATTAAGTCATCCAATAAATTTAGAGGCCCTGCTTTATAGTTTATAAAGACAGGACAATACTGTACGTATCCAGAAGGAACTACAGAATTTTATAAATTCTGGGATGAAGAAAGAGATAGGTGTATTAATGGTTATACTGCTGATGATGGAGACTTTATCAGTGGATATAACTATTTTTATTTAAACTATTGTCCTATATCTAGAATAGTTAACCATATTACTACTGATAAGTTAGGTAATACAGTGGTAAAACGTGTAAATGAAGTTAGCTTTCCTGATTTCTGGGATTATGACTATTACTACTTTAATGCAGTTCAAGAAGCAGAAGAAGTAGGTAAACATCTGTGCTTATTAAAGTCACGTAGAAAGGGATTCTCTTATAAAGGGGGAGCTATGGCTTGCCGAAACTATTACTTAATTCCTAATAGTAAAACATTTATATATGCATCAAATAAGTAGTATTTGACTGATGATGGTATTCTTACTAAAGCATGGGATTATATGGACTTTATAGATAAAAATACAGCTTGGGGTAAGAAGAGATCTGTTAATACTTAGATGCGTAGACGTGCGGGGTTCTATACTAAGGATGACTATGGAAATGTAATAGAAATGGGTTACAAATCAGAGATTATTGGTGTTACTTTGAAAGATAATCCGGATGTAGTTCGTGGTAAAAAAGCTAATCTTATTTTGTTTGAAGAGGGTGGTTCTTTCTCAGAATTAGGAGCAGCATGGCAAATTGCAAGACCATCAGTAGAAGTAGATGGTATAGCATTTGGTACTATGATCGTATGGGGAACAGGTGGTAACGAAGGTTCTGCATTTGAAACTATGAAGGATATGTTCTATAATCCCGATGGTTATAACTGTTTAGGATTTGATAACATATGGGATGAAACAGCTACTACTAATAAATGTGGATTCTTTGTACCTCAATATACTAACCTTGATATACGTGATAAAGAAGGTAAACGTATATACATGGATGAGGATGGTAATACGTTTAGAAAAAAGTCTTTAGAACATATATTAGCCGAAAGATAGATAGTAATATCTAATGCTACTAGTAATGCAGCAGTAGACCGATATGTAGCAGAGAGACCTATTACTCCTGCTGAGGCTATGCTAGAATTTAATGGTAATATATTTCCTAAAAAAGAATTATAGGAATAGCTATCTTTACTTAGAACTAATAAGAAACTATAGAATCATAAATAGGTAGGAGATCTAGTATAGCAACCTGATGGTACCATTAAATGGGTAATTAAGAAGACTGGAGACATAACTCACTATCCTTTAAGAACTAAAAGAGATGAAACTACAGGAGCTCTAATAGGAGATGATCCAACTGGATCTATAGTGATATGGGAGCATCCTAATAAAGATGCTAGTCCTGGATTATACATTGCGGGTGTCGATAGTTATGACTATGATGAATCAAGTACTACGTCTCTAGGTTCCTGCTTTATATATAAGCGTGTTCAATCTATAGAACAATATTCAGATATTATAGTAGCTGAGTATACTGGTAGACCTAAATCAGCAGAAGAGTTTTATGAAAATGTAAGAAAATTATTGTTATATTACAATGCTAGAGCAATGTATGAAAATCAAAATAAAGGTATATTTGTTTACTTTACTAATAAGCATTGTGATTACTTACTAGCTGACCAACCTGATATTATTAATGACATTGTTAGTAATTCTAAAGTAAATAGAAAAAAAGGTTGTCATATGAATAAACAGATCAAATAGTGGGGTTGGGGTCTTATAAAAGACTGGCTTAATGATATTAATGCTGATGGAAAGAAAAATGTATACAACATTATGTCAGAACCGCTATTAGAAGAGCTTATAGCTGCTAATGATGTAGTCAACGTGGATAGAGTAATGGCGTTGACACAGGTAATGATATATAGAGAATAGCTCTATAATGTTAAAGTAAAAGAAGTAAAAAAAGAGAATAGAAATAGGGTACTATTTGATGGCCCTATATTCACTCAACAGTGGTTTCGTGACGACGAAATGGCTGATAATATAGAAGCATATATGTTTTAATTATGAGAAATATTAATCAATTTCCCTTATAGAGACTACCTATGTCTAAGAAGACTCAAGACTGGAAAGAAGCCTGTGTAGATTACATAGCTGGGCATAGTCAAGGTAGTTCTAGAGATGGTAACAATAGAAGCCGTAAAGAGGAAATGTAGACTTACTATGATCTATACAATAGTATATATAGTGAAAAAGATCTTAAGTATGTTACTAATCCATTCAAACAATAGGATGGATTTCCAGCTATGGCTCAAGACTATAATATAATAAAGCCAAAGATTGATTTACTTTTAGGAGAAGAAACTAAAAGACCATTTAACTTCAGAGTAGTACATACTAGTGATATAGCTACTAGCGAAATACAGGATAAAGCTAAACAAATGATTGTTGATTATATTCAAGCGACAATCATGAGTAAACTAGGACCTGAAGAACAAGCTAGGTATCAAGAAGCATTATAGTCTGGAGAAATAATGACTCCTGAGTAGATACAAAAGTACATAAGTAAAGACTATAAGGATATTGCTGAAATAACCGCATATCATAGTCTTAATTACTTAAAGAATAAATTAAATATTACTCATGAGTTCTTTAAAGGGTGGAAAGATGCTTTAATAGGTGGAGAAGAAATATACTACGTTGGTATAGTAAATGGAGAACCGTGTTTGCAGCGTATTAATCCAATATACTTTGATTATGATTCAGATACATCTGACTTAGAGTTTATACACGAGGCTCAATGGTGTTGTTATGAGATGATTATGTCTCTTACTGAAGTATATGATAGGTTATATGATAAAATGTCAGAAAAACAACTAAATGAGTTACTAGATATGATGGATGATCGCTCTAAAGGTGGTGTAACTCCAGAAGTAAGAAAAACATCTTTAGACTATCCTCACATTAAAACTCACAGTATAAATGGTTTTAGTTCTAATCCTTTTGAAGAAGCTGATAATATACACGTATGGCATTGCTGTTGGAAATCTTTAAAGAAGATTGGTTTTGTCAATATAATTAATCCTGAAACAGGTATGCCAGAAGAGTATCAAGTAGATGAAACCTATAAAGAAACAGGTAATGAACTTGATGTTGAATGGAAATGGATTATTGAAGTATGGGAAGGATATAGAATAGGACAAGATATATATGTTGGTATATAGCCTGTTGAGTACTAGCATATATCTGCTGATAATCCTAATGCTCAAAGATTACCATATACTGGAGTAATATATAACAATACTAATAGTAGACCACGTAGTCTTGTTAGTATGATGAAGCCACTACAATATATGTATATTGTACTATGGTATCGTCTTGAATTAGCTATGGCTAGAGATAAGGGTAAAGTAGTTACTATGGACATTACTTAGATACCTAAGTCTATGAATATAGATGTAGCTAAGTGGATGCATTATTTATCAGCCCTTGGAGTTAACTTTGTAAATCCTTATGAAGAAGGTTGGGATATTCCAGGTAGAGAAGGTGGTAAGCCTAGTCAGTTCAATTAGATATCAGCGCTTGATCTTACTATGGCTAATACTATAGACTAGTATATTAATCTAATGGATAAGATAGAATCTATGTTATCTGAAATATCCGGAGTAAGTAAACAAAGAGAAGGTTCTATTTCATCTAATGAATTAGTAGGTAACGTAGAAAGATCTGTAGTATAGTCAGCTCATATTACTGAACCTTGGTTTTGGGTTCATAATTAGGTAAAAAAAGAATGTTTAACTATGTTATTAGACACAGCTAAACATGCTTGGAAAGATAACAGGACTAGTATACAGTACGTATTAGATGATGCTACTAGAGCATTTTTAACTTTATCAGATGATTTCTTCTATGAAGATATGGATATATTTGTAGAAGATACTACTAAGAATCAACAGCAGATAGAAGCTCTTAAGAACTTAATGCAACCTGCTATGCAAAATGGAGCTAGTTTACTTGATATAGCTGAGATTATTACTATGGATAATGTCACTATGATTAGAAGTAAATTAGAAGAAATAGAGCAAAAGAGAATGGAACAGCAACAAGCTATGGAACAAGCTCAAGCAGAACGTGAACAGCAAATGGCTCAAATTCAGAATGAAATTAAAGAAGAAGAACTTATGCTTAAGGAAGCTGAAATGGATCTTAAGAAATATGAGATTGATTCTAATAATGCTACTAAGATAACTGTTGCTCAATTAAATGCTTATAGAGGTGCTGAGAATATGGATCAAGATGGATCGGGAGTACCTGATGTAATTGAAATAGGTAAGCAAGCTATTGAACAACAAAAGGTAAATTCTGATATTGCTTCTAAACAATTTGAGTTCAATAATAAGAAGCGTGAAATGGAAATGAAACGTGAAATTGAGAATAAGAAGATTGAACTTGAAAAGCAGAAAATGAAGCAAGAAATGGAATTACAGAAATAGAAAGATAAAGAAGCTTACAAGAGAGAGCAATTGAAGGCAAAGACCGCTTTAAAAAATAAAACTAATGCAGAAGCATCTAAAAATAAAAAATAATGTCTGGAGTTTATTAGATATATAATACAGAAACAAATAAACGTTATATCGGTAGTTCTATAGACGTACAACGTAGGTTAAAAGAACACTTGCGAAATCTTAAAGCAAATAGACACTGTAATCAGCATTTACAAAACGCTTGGAATAGATATAGAGAATATTTGGTATTTGAACCTCTGGAATATTGTGAACCAGATCAATGTTTAAAACTTGAACAATGGTTATCAAATTCCTAGATTTACAGATATGCCAGAAGATAAAAAAGAACAATGGAGAAAGCATCTGTCAGAAGGTACTATTAAAAGATATTCTGATTTTAATAATAGACCAGAAGGTATATATTTAAAATGTATATTTAGTAATGATATAAAATATTACCCTTCTTTAAGAGAAGCTTCTAGAACATTAGGAATAGATAAAGGAGGTATCAAATACGTAATCCAACATAAAGAAGGGTATATGAAAAAGCTTAATTGTACTTTTGTATTGATAGATAAGATAGAATTCTTAGCAAACAAAGTAGTAGGAGAGAGGTAATATGAAGATAATTAAGAATAAATTCATACCGTTTAAAGGTTATAAATTAATGAATTTCTTTGGTATTATATTTCAGAGAAATGATGCTATTGTAACAGCGGATGAATACAACCATGAAAAGATACATCTAAAACAGATGTAGGAAATGCTTTGGATTCCTTTTTACCTATGGTATGGTATAGAATACCTATGTATAATGTTGTCCTGTAAATGGAATAAACAAAGCGATAAATATCATGACGTTAGCTTTGAAGAGGAAGCTCACAATAATGATAAAAACTTAAACTATTGTAAAGAGCGCAAGCACTATTCATGGTTTAAATATGTAAAAATAGGCAGTTATAAAAATAAAAAATAAGGAGGAATAAATTATGGCATGCGGAAAAGGCGGAAAGAAATCCGGTGGTAAAAAAGGTAAAGGCGGTAAATGATAAGTAATCATGGATAAGCAAGCATTTAAATAGAGAATGCAAAACCTAAAGTCTTACCGGGAGAATAATCCCGGTAAAGGCTATTGGGATTGGAAGGTAGAAGCGTTTTAGGAAGGTGGGGAAGTAACCCGTAAATCATTAAGAGATATACGAAAAGAATCAACTATAGAAGGTAAACTAGACTATGACGTGATGTTATAGAATCAAAATACTTATTAGAAAGAATTTGCCACTAATTGGTATAAAGAAAGAGCTAAGAATCCAAAGTATAGTTCTCAATTAGGAGACGGTAAGTTAGATAAAATACTTTCAGATATAGATAAAGCTACTTGGAAGAATCCTACAGAAGCTATGAGGGATAACTTAATATCATAGGGTTATACTCCTACAGATCAGAATATTAAATCTCAGTTACAAACTATTAATGCTCAAGGTACTAAAGGATTTGCAGTACCAAATATGTATTCATATTATGGAGCTCCTAGAAATACATGGCACGAAGGTATAGGACATATAGTAGGAGACAACAATCCAGCTATCTTAGATTCTACTCCAAATATAAATATACCTAGTAATGATCCTCAATATTTTGATTATGTAAATCAAGCTAATGAGAAACATGCATAGACTTGGGATTTTAGAGGTAAGAATTAGACTTTAAAGGATGATTCTAGTAATTACTATATTGATCCTAATAGGCAACTTAGCTCTGATGATATATAGGAAATGATAGATAAAGGAGCTATAATTCCCGATCAATGGAAAGATCTTACTACTCAAGATATATCAGATCTAACTAATACTTTCGCATATAATTATGCAAAAGGAGGTGAAGTAGGTAATCCAGATGATGATTTTTACTAAAGCTATTAATACTAAATTAGGTAGAACTCCTAACGGTAGACCAAAAGAACAAGGGCTTAAACCTGTATTTGATCTAGAAGATGCTGCCAATATAACTCCTATAGGAGATGCATTATCTGCTAGAGATGTGTATAATGCTGTTACAGAAAAAGATTGGACTGGAGCTGGTTTAGCTGCATTAGGGATATTACCATTTATACCGAGTGGATTATAGAAAGCCAAGAAAGCAATTAAGCAAATTCCTACTGTAAATAAGAATACTTAGTCATTACTTGATGCTAAATTCTCTCAATTAGAAAAACTAGATTAGGCTAAGTCTAATTATGCTAATGAATAGTATCGTATTATTGAGAGGGTGATGGAAGATCCTAGTTATACTAAATACTGCTGAACATGAATTAAGTCATTTTACAGATTTATTGAAATCAGGGAGAACAGATGCTCATGCTGGTAACAATATGTTTTATCAAATGTCAAAAGATTTGACAAAAAGAGTAGGAGACGGCCATGATAATTACTTCTTATTACCTACTGAACAGAAAGCTCATATGAATCAACTTAGAGAATGGATGTTCAAGAATGGTTATATTAATAAAAGAGATCAGAAGATTACTACAGAGTACATGTCTAAAATTCTAAAGAAATTATAGAACATAGAAGGAACAAAAGGTTTAAGAAGAGCGGCTCAGTAGTTTAAAAGTAATAGAACTTTTACAAAATGGTTTAATTCTATACCGTTAATTGGAGTTGGAGCAAGCAGAAAGAATAAAAAATAAGATTTTGGATCTTATTAATTCAATAGAAAGTTCTAATAAAGAACTAAAATTCTATGAAGAATATAAGACTGCGTATGGTGATATTTATCCCAACACATAGGAATGGCCTACAGATAAACAATATAGAATATTAAAAAAGTTTAGCAATAATTAGTATTTTACGGATAAAGAGAAGAACTTTATTATAAACTATTTAATAGATTGTTTGGTAGAAAATCAGCCATTTGATTGTTCTAGTCTAGGACCTAATAAATACTTAAATGAATGATCTAATAGACTATACAGGCATTATGCCGGTTTATCCCATACCTTCATATAAGTATGGTGGTATTCACATTAAGAAAAAGAATAGAGGCAAGTTTAACGCTCTAAAGAAAAGAACAGGCAAGACTACAGAAGAACTTACGCATAGTAAGAATCCTTTAACACGTAAGAGGGCAATATTTGCTTAGAACGCTAGACGTTGGAAACACAAAGGAAGAAAGAAAAACAATTAATCTAATTATATATAATTATGGATAAGAACACATTGAACGGCTTTGAAGTATTTGAAGAATTCATGCCAGGTGGTGTAGTAAATAAAAATACATTTAATACCAGTCTCGAAGATGATTTTGATGGAGCTGGTGAAGAGTTAACTGATGAAGAGTTAGAAGAAATTCGTAAGAATAACAATCCTGATAAAGAAGAGCCTAAAGAAGAACCTAAGGATAACACGACTGTAAAAACATCTTCTAAGAAAGATAAGAAAGATAAGAAGGAAGATGATACAGATGATGATCCCGATAATGATTTAGATAACAATGATGATGATACTGACAATATTGTGGATGACGGTATATCTGACGATGACTCTGAAAGTGATACAATTATCAGTTTCTTTGACTCTATTTCTGAGAGACTTGGTTGGGAAGATGTAGAAGATGATGAAAAACCTAAGACAGCAGAAGAGTTAGTAGAGTACTTCCAAGAGGTAATTGAAGAGAATTCAGTACCACAGTATGCCAGTGAAGAGGTAGAAGCTATAGATAAATTTGTTAAGAATGGAGGTAATTTGAGAGATTATTTCCAAATTGATGGAGAACTAGATCTAGAAGATTTTGAAATTGAAGATAACGAAGTAAACCAAAAACTTATACTTAAGGAGTTCTTGAAAGAAAAAGGCTTTAATAATAAGCAAATAGATAAGAAGCTTACTAAATATGAAGATGCTGGTTTACTTGAGGATGAGGCTACGGACGCATTAGAAGCTCTTAGAGACATTAGAGAACAAAAGAAACAACAGCTATTAGAAGAACAAGAAAAGAGTGCTAAGGAGCTTAAAAAGCGTCAACAGGATTACTTTAACTCCGTTGTGACTGAAATAAAGGGCATGGATAATATTCGTGGAATTAAAATACCTCAAAAAGATAAATAGGCATTATTAGAATATATATTCAAACCCACAGCTGATGGAAAGACTCAGTATCAGAAAGACTATTCCAAAAGCGTGAAAAACTTACTCGAGTCTGCCTACTTTACTATGAAAGGCGATACTTTACTAAAGGCAGCAAAGAGCGAAGGCTCTACTGCGGCTATTAATAAATTTAAAAATAGCTTAAGTAAAACAGGAGTAAGTAGAAAGACTAGAAGACAGGATAACACTAGCACTGAGTCTATGTGGGATTCTTTTGCACGACAATTGCGTGTAGATTAAATAACAACTAAATTATAATTTACTAATATTTTATGGATAATAATATTCTTAATAACTTGGTTCTGTACAAAGGTAAGCGTTTTTCTGACCTGATTGATACTAACAAGATTTCAGCAGCTTCGCAATAGAATCCGTATCAGGTTGCTACCGTGTTATCTTATGTATTTGGAACTAAAGATAATGGTTACAATACTTCCCTTGACATGCTGACTGGCGGTCTTGGTAATGTAATGACTATTGATCAGCCGAACTGGGAGTGGAATGTAATGATTGATACAGATAGAGCTATTACCATTAGAGATGCTAAATGGAATGGTGCTGCTATCAATGATAATACTACAGCTGGTTTAAGTAATACTCCTATTTATCTGTGGTTAGAAGAAAACTGGTTTGGTCCTACAGCAGTTCTTGAACTGGATAACAAAGATTATCAGTTGCGTGTTGCTGGTGCTCCGTATCAGGATGGTAACTTGTGGGTTTATACTTGTTTTATTGCAGATGGTAATCCCGCTTCATATGTACCTGCTAAATATTTGAAAGCTGGTTCTCAAGTATCTCGTCTTGCTTCTGCTGTTGAAGAATACAGTGAAGAAGGTGATATCCTGAACTATAGTACTCACTTTAAGATGCGTAACTACCTGACTACTATTCGTATTAACTACGATATTACAGGTTCTGCTTACTCTACAGTAATGGCTATTGCATTGCAAGATCCTAAGACTGGTAAGAAATCTTATTTGTGGGCTGACTATCAGGAATGGCTAGCTCTGCGCGAGTGGTATAAGAGATGTGAACGTATGCTTGTTTACATGAAATCTAATGTAAATAAGGATGGTTCTTGTAACTTGAAGGGTACTAACGGTCGTCCGGTATTTATCGGTGCTGGTTTGCTGGAACAGATTGCTCCGTCTAACAAGCGTATGTATACTAGATTGACAGCTGAGTTGCTGGAAGATTTCTTGTTTGACCTGTCTTATAATGTACTTGGTACTAACGAACGTAAGTTTGTTGCTTTGACTGGTGAAATGGGTATGCGTGAATTTGACCGTATTTTGAAGGAAAAAGTAGCTACTATGAACCTCATGGATACTGTATTTGTAACTGGTTCTGGTGATAACCTGAAGTTCGGTGGTCAGTTTAAGACTTACCAAATGACTAATGGTATTGAGCTTACTTTGAAGTATTTCCCGTTGTATGATGATACTACTTATAATCGTCAGTTGCATCCGGTTACTCTGAAACCTCTGGAATCATATCGTATGACATTCCTTGATCTGGGTCGTCGTGATGGTGAAGCTAATATCGTTAAGGTAGTTCGTAAAGAGCGTGAATTCGTAACTTGGTATACTGGTGGTGCTGTAGCTCCGTCTGGTTATGCTAACTCTAAGGATACACTGAGATCTAACGGTAAGGATGGTTACACTGTGTTCTTCCTTGGAGAAATGGGAATAATGTTAAGGGATCCGCGTGCGTGTGGGGAACTAATCATGGAAGCAGAGGATTAATTTATAAATCTTCTTAGATATATGGGAGCCTTCGGGCTCCCCTTATACTAACTTGATAATCTAATATTTATATTATGGAAGTAATCGTTAGAATAATTAAAACAAACCCTTGGACTGGTATTACTAAATGGTCTACATGTTATGACTATATCAGTTCATACTGGACACGTTCTGGTAATTTATATACTGGTTTAAGTGCAGAAGATGCAACCAGATTAGAAAAAGAGATTGGATATGCAGAAGGATAGCTTTCGCCTGAAAGCAAATTTTGGGATACATTTGCTATTAAAATTGGTAGGAAAGATCTAATTCTGGATATCGACAGACCTGAAGATGAGCTTAAATATTTGTTCTTGAAAAAGCATAAGAGAGTAGCAGATGGGCTTAATAATGTAACAGCTTCTACTGATTATGTTATTATCAATAAAGATAGCGAAGCTAAAGAAGTTAATAAGATTAACAAGATCAAACGTGAAGCATATAGAGAAATGGATAAGATGTCTGTTGAAGATATGCGTAAGTGTCTTAGACTTTATGGTATCAAATCTGATACACTGTCTAATGAAATGGTTGAAGCTAAGCTTAGTGAACAGATTGAAGCTGCACCTGATAAGTTTATAATGAAATGGGTAGAAAACCCGAATAAAGAAATTACTTTTGTTATTGAAGAAGCTATTGCTAAGAATATCATTCGTAAGAATAGAACTCAATACTTCTTTGGTACAGACTTAATTGGTAATGGTATAGAAGATGTTATTGCTTACTTGAATAATAAGAAGAACCAAGACATTCGTATTGCCATACAATAGGAAATTAAATCTAAATAATGAAAATATCTGATTTACATAAGGCATTTAAAGTTCTCATGGATAAGAATTCAGAGGCAGTTGCTTTTGGTGGCTGCCCTGCATTCCTACCCGAAGAAATAGATCTATTTCTTAATTAGGCATACTTAGAAGTAATATGTAATAAGTACACTGGCAATAATACTTTAAAAGTAGGATTTGAAGGTGCAGTTAAACGTATTGCCGATCTATAGAAACTAATTAAGACAGATACAGCATTATCATTAGTATATCCATACTCACACTCTAATGTGCTTACTTTATCTAATTTCTTTAATGACGGAGAATAGCTTAAAAGAATGTTCTATGTAGATTGTGTACTTCACTTTAATGGTGAAGCAACAATATGTTCATTAACAGATCATGAAAAAGCTAAGGGGTTCTTACAAACATATAACAATATACCTTGGATTGAAACCCCTATAGCAGTATTAGAAGATAATACTTTAAAGATCTATATAGATCCTATACGTATGTCTTCTGAACAATATACAGCAGATATTACTTATATTAAATATCCTGAAACTATTAGTTATAAAGACTACAATAAGGATATTACCGAAGTACCTGATTATGTACTTAATGAAGTAATAGATAGGGCTGTAGAAATTGCTCTAGAGACTATAGAGTCATAGAGAACACAAACTAAGGTACAACTTGATAGCTTAAATGAATAATGAGCCCTAGAGAATTACAAATAGAAGTAGAGAGACGATTACAGTTAATCAATCCTGAATTATCTTTAGCTGGCAAATTACCATCCGATACTATTATGTCATTCATTAATGAAGCTATTGATAAATTCTGGAAGACTAGGTATTCTGGTTTGAATTTTAAACAAAGAGGATTTGAATAGGATCAGAAGCGTACTGATGATTTACGTACTCTAGTTACTAAGCACACTTACAAAGATATAGATATTACCAAAGTAAACCAAGAGGAATATACAGTTACCTTGCCTGATGATTATGTTATATTATTAGGAGATACAGCGGGTATAGCTCCAGCAGATGGAGTAATAAATAATTGCTGGGAGATGGATGCTCAAGGTAACTACAAAATAAGGTATAGCGATACTATAGAAGGTACTATTGAAACTGTTGATAGGATTAAAGAAAATTCATTATCTGAGTATCGTCTAAAGTACACTAAAGCTAAACCAATCAGACTCATATAGGATAATGCAATTACTTTATACACAGATGGTAATTATAAGGTAGCTGAATATACTATTGAGTATTTAAAGAAACCAAGTAAAGTAGACCTTAAAGCTAATCCTACTGATGAGTATACAGATCTTCCTAGTCATACTCATATGGAAATAGTTAAATTAGCAGTACAGCTAATATTAGCTACCTTACCAAATTATAATGTATATTCTAATGAAGTAAATTCAATGGAATAACATTAACAGAAAGCGCTTATTGACGTGGAAATCTGAAATAAGGAAAGTAGAAAGTAAGCGAAAATAGACAGAAGCGCTTAATATGTCTAATTTAAAATAACAATTTTATATGATAACTTCAGTTCACACCGTACTTATTGGTACGAAATGTCCTGCTAGCTATACTACTGCTGATGCTTTGAATGCTGGCGAAGTAGCTTTGTTTGATCAGAATAAGGCTATCATTAAAACAATCGCCGAAGCTGTTAATGCAAGTTCACTCTATGTTGGTGTAGCGGGTCAGAAAATTAATGTTACTATGCCTGATGGTAATGTTGCTTAGAAGGCTAACATTGAATTTTCTAATGAAATTCAAAAAGGTTCTAAACCGTCTGCTGTAGTAAGTCCTTACGTAGAACCTATTCAGGAAAAAGTAGTAATTACTTTGACTGATGCTACTATTGTTGCTGGTCATAGATATGTACTTCGTGTATTGTATAAGGATATCGAAGCTAATAACTTCCAGTTTACTCATACTTATGAAGTATACGCTGAATCAAATGAAGCACGGAAATTGGCAGAAGCTTTTGTGAAGAAGATTAACGCTCACAAGAATCGTCGTATTCAGGCTCAGAATGCTGCTGCTGTTCTTACTTTGACTGCATTGGTTAAAGATGATAACGAAGGCGTTTATTCATTGAATGAATACTCAATTGTAGATATGGAAGTATCTCTGTATCATACAGTTCCGGGTGCTTTGTTAGCTAACCAACCGGAAGCAGTAGCTGGTGCTACTATTGTTAAAACTCCGGGTACTCCTGGCGTAGGTTTCTGGAAGCAAGTTCGTGATGCAGAAGTACGTTACATGGGTTATAAAGGTCATGTATTTACTGGTGCATATCCTGAAGTAGAACAAGCTCGCAAGGTAGTAGAAGGTGCTCAGTATGATTGTGCAGTAATTGAAAATGATAATCTGTATCTTAGCAATGATAACCAGTATATTAAGACTACTCCGTTGACTACGGAAGTATATTGTCCTAACATGGTTAATTCAATTGTTGCTAAAGGTATTCAGTTATTCATCAAAGGTGAAGCTGTAGCATAATAAAAACAGTGTTTCAGTGTGCTGACAAGGGCTATGGGGCTAAATAGCCCTGTAGCCTTTTTTATTTAAAAGTATTAATATGAAGATAACTGGTATAACAATAGTAAAAAACAACATAGTAGTAGAACTGGATACAAAGATACCTGATTCAGTAGATTCTAATTTGTATTTATACATAGACACACTGAATAACTATTCTAACAGGAGTTCAGTAAATCCTGATAAACATTCATATAAATTGTTAGTATTAGGTACAGACTATCGTTCTGATGTAAAAATAGACGAATAGAGATTATCTATAGTAATAGATTCTACTAAACTTGAAGATTTCTGCTCAAGTGCTTTTATAGCTACAATTGACAATTCAGGTTAGTTCTATTTTAATCAGGCTGATATATACTATAAAGAAGTTGAGTTATTGTGTAAGAACTGTAGTACTTGTTTAGACGATCAATAGATGGATAGAATGGTTCTATTCATGTTGAAACAAGATCTATTAAGTTATGCTATTAATAATAATCTTATAGATGATGCGGTATAGTATCTGTCTCTTATACACATCTCCGAGCCCACGAGACGGAGCTACATCTC